ATGACCGCGAAGATCTATCGTCCCGCCAAGACCGCCATGCAGTCCGGCAAGGCCAAGTCCAACCTCTGGGTTCTGGAGTTCGATGCCGAAAAGCCGCGGACGATCGATCCGATCATGGGCTATACGAGCTCGGGCGACATGTACCAGCAGGTCAAGCTGTCCTTCGAGACCAGCGAAGAGGCGATCGCCTATGCCGAGCGCAACGGCATCGAATTCCGCCTGATCGAGCCCAAGGACGCGACCCGCAAGCGGTGTGCCTATCCCGACAATTTCCGTTTCAACCGCATGCAGCCCTGGACCCACTGAGGTCCATCCGGCCCCTTAGCTCAGCTGGATAGAGCATCTGCCTTCTAAGCAGAATGTCGCAGGTTCGAGCCCTGCAGGGGTCGCCATTTAATTATCTGTTTTCATTTAAGTATTTTCAACTTCACAATCTCCATTGGTTGTCCGATAAGGGAACGAAACGGAGACGAAATCCCGAAAGCGGCATGCCAAGTCCCGGAAAATTCCCGGGGCATCACTGGCCATTTCCCTTCATGCCGCCTTTCCGATTCCCCCGTGTTTTGGCTACTCGCTCCATCGCATCGGCAACCTCTGTATCGAGGACGTGAGCGTACTTCGCGGTCACTGAAATCGAACTGTGGTTTAGCAGCTTCTGGCCGACCTTAAGGTTGCCGGTCTCTCGGACGATCTTCGAAGCGGCGTCATGACGTATGTCATGGATACGCAGGTCGCTGATTCCACTCTTATCCTTGAAACGCCTCCAATGGCTCTGGATGCCGGAGTAGGTCAACGGATACCGCTGGCCGCGGATCTTGTTGCCGGGCTTGGACGCGCGCTTCGCGACGTATGTGAATACGAATTCGGGATCATGCCCTATCAGTGGCTCAAGAACGGCACGAATAGATGGGGTGATCTGGGTCACGACCCATTTGTTGCCCTTACCCTTCGTGCGGATCTGGCCAGTTTTCCAGTTTACTGATGTCCAACGCAAAAGGGTCTCGTTGAGCCGCAGGCCGCTCATGTGGGCGAATTCAAGCCACGGCAGATAATCATCTCGCAAGCCGCTATAGAGGATGTCAGCCTCGTCCTCATGTATCTCGCGGACGCGCTCGGCTTCCTCCGGCAGCATGTGGCCGCGCCAATCTGGTTCGTTAGGCAGTGTGAGCTTCCAAGTCCTGCGCGCCCGCATGAAGAGTCGCTTTAATACCGCCGTCTCGCGGTTGATAGAAGCGTTCGACACGGTGCCCATAGCACTGTCGTCCTGCTTTTTCTTTTTCCCGTATCGGTTATCGGTTCGTCGCTTGGCAATGAAGCTCGCCACATGGGCATCCGTGATCTGGTCCATGCGTGTGGCGCCACCGATCGACTTGATAAGCCGCTCTAGCGAGCGGTATGTATCGCCCTCAGACGCCTTTCCCACCATGACCTCCGTCATATACCGACCGGCTGCCATGGAAAGGGTGAGCGGGCCGGTGGTGGACCGACGCCGCTCCTCAATTTCAGCCATAGCCTTTATACGCCACGCTCGCTCTAGGGCTTCAGCTTCCTTCTTGTTCCGGGTCTTTGAAGATCCTCGAAAAGTATGACCGTTGAGTTGGAACTCAATTTGGTAGAAGGGGCTTTTTGCGTGCTTGTAGACGGACATGCTCGTTTCCTGCGGCTTTCGATGAAGTCCAGGATGTCCTTGCGATCAAAGCTCATCCGAACTCGCTTCTCGCCCCGGCCGGTCGGGATGAAGGCAATCTCGCCCGCCCTGACGTGCTCGCGCAAGGTTTTTGTTGAAATGGTGAGGAGCTGGGCCGCTTGGTCAGGCGTCAGAAGGTCGGTTGATATCTCACCCATCGCCGCGCTCCTTCTCCAGAGCGTCGCGGCCGGCACGGATGGTACCATCTGCATCTGAGGAGGATGTTTTCTCGTTCATGCCGCGCTCCCGGTGAAAAGCGTGCTGTCGGCTGCAATCCTGTTCTCTGCCATGTCGGCATAGTCTGGATTGAGCTCGATCAGGATCGCGTTGCGGTTGAGGCGATTGGCGACCATGCCGGTGGTGCCGGCTCCGCCAAACGGGTCGAGGATAGTCGCTCCGGCCGGACTGCCCGCGAGAATGCAGGGCTCGATAAGGTCAGGCGGGAACGTGGCGAAGTGCGCATCCTTGAACGGCTTCGTGGTCACGGTCCAGACGGAGCGCTTATTGCGCTTCTCGCCATTGCCTACAGCCTTCATGTTGCCGTTCGTCTTTCCGGGCACGCGAGCGCTTCCCGTCTGACTGGCCAAGGTCGATTGAGCGAGACGCGAGACGGTCGCCTCGGCCACAGGTTCTTTGATGGCTTCGGCATCGAAGTAGTAAGCCCCACGCTTGGACAGCATGAAAAGGTACTCGTGCGCCTTGGTGCAGCGGTCCTTGACGCTCTCAGGCATCGGGTTCGGCTTATTCCAAATCACATCCTGCCGAAGTATCCAGCCATCGTCCTGAAGCGCCAGCGCGACGCGCCACGGTATGCCGATCAGGTTCTTATCCGGCAGACCGACGTTTGTACGGTTCCGTCCGCCACCCCCGGAGCCGTGCAGCCCCTTCGCAGCCTTGCCCCCCGTCGAGCCGCCCCACTTGCTATCCGTTGCGTAGCTATCGCCCAGGTTCAGCCAGAGCGTGCCATCATCGCGCAGCACCCGGCGAACCTCGCGGAAGACATAGACCAGTTCCGCCACGAACGCCGCCGGCGTCGGCTCAAGGCCGATCTGCCCGTCAACGTCATAGTTTCGGAGACCGAAGTACGGTGGCGATGTCACGCAGCAATGCACGCTCTGGTCAGGAAGCGATCGAAGGATCTGGCGGCAATCGCCGTTGAGGATTTGGACCGTCATTCGGCGCACCCCTTCGTACCTGTGGCGGCTCCATTCCCATTGCCTCCCCCATGGATGGCAAGCCGCGCTTCGTCAACGCCTTCCATCGCCTTCGCAATGCTGTCTACGGGGGAGGAGGGGGTGGTCATGAGCGGCCTCCCGCCTTAGCGATGGCAGCGCGGGCATAATGCTCGGCTTGCTGATGAACCGTAGAGCCCATGCAGCCGCAGTCCCGGCCGTCGCAGCATAGACGCTCGTCTGGCTTGGAATAGGCTTCGAGCAGGTCATCAAGCGCCTGAAACAGATTAGGAGCGGCGGCGATCAAGCGACCGTTCGCGAAATCGCGGGACGGGTTCTCACCGTTGCTGTGCGCAAGAAAGCAAACCCGGTTATCAGGGGAGCTCCAAACGATCTGGTTATGTGCAGGACCATCGACGGTCCACGGACCCGGCGTGTGCTTGATGTTCTCGGTCATGCTTCACCTGCCTTCCGGGCGGCGATCATGGCGTCGGCCATTATGTACCGAACTTCGGCTAGGTACTCCGCCATGCGCTGAACTGTCCGGCTGCTCTCTCCACGGATGGCCAGTGTATCGATCACGGCATTCCACGGGACATCGGCATGGATTGCGAAATAGTCTCTAGTAGTGAGTCCGCCCGACCAGCCCGTCATGTGCCCCGTCTGGACCGGTCGAAGCGATCCATCCGGCATGGTTTGGACTTCCACCGGGAACGCCGGCCCGCCGTCTTCAATCTTCTTGCTGGTCATGCGTCACCTGAGGTTGAGCGGGAACCAAAATCACCTGACGGCATTCCTTTTCCAGATTGCTCGTAAGACGTGATGGAGGGTGCCAGATGAAAATTCGTGATCGTGTCACCGGCTGGTTCATCAAAAAAGCTGTCGTGGCCGCCGTCGCGTTTCATCGCGCCACGTCGAAGGTGGAACAGTTGATTATCGCGAGGTATCTCGCGACCAACTCGCGTGCTTGATGCTAAACCGCTCATGTTAAGTCCTCACGATAGAAAGTGCACGGCCGGTAGACGACGGGCTTGCGGGGCTTGTCGGATTTGGGGGATGCCGCGCGCGGGATTTTCCGCTTTCCGAGCTTCTTGATACCAAGCGCCATGTCCTGCTGGCGAACGGTCTTCGCGGCCATGGGAATGTCGTGGTTGGCCGTCTTCCAGCTGTGGCACTTGATGCAGACCGCTGCGCAATTCTCCAGGCTGTTGTCCTTGGAGTTGGCGTCGAGAACGATGTGATCGAACTGGACGCCATAGGAGAGATCGGCATTGCAGCGGTGGCCGGGCTCTAGGCCGTACATCGCGCCGCCCGCTTCGCATCGCTTACCAGACCGGGCCATGGCCTCGCGCTGGGTCTTCTTGGTGAATTCACGACGGTTCGCCATGTCACCCCTCCATACCCGTGAAGGCCGTGATAGGCGCGCTGGAAAGGAACCTTGGCTCATACGCCGGGTTGATCGTCTGTACCCAACAGGAGCATGACGATGAGCGATCCCAAAAACGAAGACCTGAACAACCAGCCGATGCCGTCCCCAACGTGGAAGCCGGAACCGCAAGAAATGGATATGGACCCTCAGCCGCTGCCTGATCAGGCTGATGAGAGCGGTACGGAAGATGCCGACGCGCCGCCGGCGCGGTCAGGCCAGTCCGAGCGCGGTGAGAAGCTGACCGAGAGCGCGAGCAACGATAATCCCGTGCACCACACCGGCCGCGTTCCGCCGAAGGTGACGCCCGGCGAGCTGTAACGATCAAGAGCGACGCCATCACCGGCCCCCCTTCTGCATGAGCTTGACGAGGATTCTCAGGCCATCCTTGATTGAGGGCATGGACTGGCGCTGCGGTGCCTTGGCCTGATGGCGGCGCATCTGCTCCAGACGCTCGCGGATCTTGTCAGCGAACGGGTCTGGTGTCTTCTCGGGCTTGCGGCGCTCGTAGCCTTTGACGCGGATGGTGCTGGTCATGCTGCGACCTCCGGAAAACCATCATGCGTCACACCGTCGATCGTACGCCCGGAGAGCTTTTTGCCGATGCGGCGGACGGTGGCGCCGTCGTCGAACTTGAAGTGCGCGCCGGGGCCGGCGACCTCAGATACCGAGACCCACTCGCCGTTCTGCTTGTGATGGAACGCGACGCCAGCGGCCGCAGCCTGGTCACGCAAGCTGCGGAACCAGTCCGGGTGCGTCGGGCGCGCCTTATGCCCACCCTGATCCGTCTCGCCACCGGTGATCACCCAGTCGGGCATCAGGCCCTTGGGGACGATGATGTCACTGATCAGCGGTTCGAATGACCCGAAAGTGAAGAGCGGACCTAGCTCGATCTTTGCGACCTGCAACGCCGGCAGGTTCTTGTCAGCACGGGGCTGGTCTTCGCACGTTGCGCCAAGAGCTGCGTTCGCCGGCAGGCCCCCCGCAGCATCCGCCATCTTGACGATGTTCTGTGGCCGCTTGGTCAGGAGCAGATAAACGAGGTTCGGCGTCTGCCGCATGACATCGAAGGCGTCGGCGCGCCACTGCGGATCGACCTGATTGTCGAAGATATCTGCGAGGCTTGCGCAGAACACGAATGGCCGATCGCCGTCCTTCTCGGCCTGCCGCTGCCAGCGGAACGGGTCATTCCACGTGTGTTTGCCGGTTCGGATGCGCGGGTGATTGCCCCACTGCACCTTCCCATATCGCTTATCCATCAGAGCTTCGGCATAACAGCCGTCGCAGGCCGGTGTGAGTTTGGTGCAGCCCATCCAAGGGTTCCAAGTGTGCCGCGTCCATGAAATCGCAGAGTTCTCGGCCATTATGCCACTCTCCTATCGTTCGCAGCCTGTGAGGCGCGGCCGAGAGCCAACCCGCGAAATTTCAGGTCTTCTGGATTGGAGAGCACAATGCCCTGGGCGGAATAATGCTCGTGGAGACGGTTGAGATATTCCGTCTTCTGGCGCGTCGTCATGATGCGCGTCACGCCGAAGTCAAAGGGCTCCATCATGAAGTCCAGCTTTTCTTCGTAGGTGTGCGGCTTGATCAAGCGGTCATAGACGAGCCGGAAGGCTTCGTTCTCCTCGCGCAGGATTGGCACTCCGAACCGGAGTTTGCATTCCCCACGCACTTGCTCCGGCGTGCGGTCTCCGAGTTGCGATGCGATTTCCATCACCCATTGGCGCTGGAGCCGGTTTTGCTTGTCAGTTTTGTGCTTGCCATCCGTCATCGTGACAGTGAGGGGGATTGGGCGCCCCTCCAGAAACCGTAGCAGGGCGCGCCGATCGGCCTCGGTCTCGACGATCCGGTTCACCGTCGCCATCACGCGCCCTCCATCGTATGAAGTTCACGACCGGCGCCGTTGCGAATTCCGGTGTCGCCGGGGAAGCTGTCAGCGTCCTCGATTTCCTTTTTCTTGGCCGCGAACTTCCGGCGCGCAGCGTCCCAATAGTCTTTCGACCAGCCGTCGCGCTCGGCGAGGCTGAACCAGATATCGAAGAGCCGCTTGACGTCGCCGGTCGTGTGAGCGTCGAGCAAATCCTTGTCGATCTCCTCAAGCTGGCGCTTTTGCTCGGCTGCGGTTATCGGCTTTGGAGCGTCCTTCTTCTGCTCTTCCTCGCGGAATTCCTTGTTGACCTCGGCGACGTACTTTTGATCGTCCCAGCGGCCGAGGAAGATGTTCGCGGCGACGCCGATATGTGATGAGCCCTTGATGACGGCATCGGTCAGGCTCTTCTTCGGCGCGTCTTCGTCAACGCGCATCGTGCCCTTGCTGGTGACGTAGGCGGCTTTGGTTTGGCCGTATTCTTCAACGCTGTGCTCGCCATCCTCGTCTTTCCACCAGAAGCGGATACGGCACCAGTGGAGATAGGTCCCGCCCATCTCCTTGAACTCCTCGGCGAGGACCGACCAGCCGAAACCCTTACCGCACGGGCCAAACATTTCTGTCAGGCACATGATGACATACTGCGGATTCGGTGACGTGCCGCCGTAATCGCGCCCGGTGATCGGCTTCGTGAACTTCGGGTCGATGTCAGCGAAGCGGTTCCAGATATCGAGGTTGTCGGCCATCACGCAGCCTCCCGCATGTCGGCGATTGCTATCTGCAGTTCCTTCGGGACGTCATAGAAGCCGCCATCGGAAAGCTTCGGCTTCATGAGCCAGTCGAGATAGGTCTGGGGCAGTTCGGAAATGTGCTTGCCGGAGTGCTTCCCGAAAGTGACGTATCCCTGCGCGGCAAGGCTCTCGGTGCCGGGGCCAACGAGAAGCTTAAGTTTGCCCTCAAGGGCGTCCTCGTAGGCCTGCATGACCTCGTCGTCCCAGTAGAAGCTCTCGACGTTCAGCGACAGCGAGCGAAGCAGCGCTTCGCCGTCTTCAGTGCTGGCGAGCGCCTTCTGGAGGCTGAGAGCCGCGCGTCGCATCGTAACGAGCGAGACGTCGTCGGGCTGGATCTCGAACGAAATCCACTTCTTATCCGTGACGTAGGTGAGAGAGACCGGAACGCCGCGGGCTTTGGCGTACAGCGCCGCCTGCCAGCGGTGCGAGATCGAGACGCTTTCGATCTTGGACGGGCAGCGGGTCGTCGTCTTTAGCTCGACGATGGATTTGTCTTCAAAGAGAAAGTCGATCTTGCCGAAGACGGGAACATCGACGTCGTCAAGGAAGGCCTCGACGCCGAACTGCGTTCCCATGACGTTCGAAGGCATGGTGCTGATCGCAATGATGGCCTGCTCGACCATGCCGGGTACGCCCTTCAGGACGTCTTCGATCTCCTCCGAAGTCTCACCCTCGGCGCGCTGCCAGAAGGTATCGACGGCGAGAGCCTTGGCGTTTGCCATGGCATCTTCACGGGTACGATTGTGAAGCCAGAAGTTCAGACCGGCCTCGACTGCATCGCCGCGCCACATCTTGGCGTTGGCCTTGCCCTTCACACCATAGAGCCGGCGAAGAATGAGGGTGGCGGGCGCGGCGTCCCACTGCGCGATCATAGTTGGCGACAGGCTGCGGATATTGAAGCGTTCGAAGGCGTTCATGCTGCAATCCCCTTGAGAGAAGCGTTGATGTCGGAAAGCGCCCGGTCGGCCAGTTCGCGGTATTCGTTCGCATCACGCTGGCGGTTCTTGGCGTACTGGCGGTAGCGCTTGACGCTGTCTTCCGCTTCGCGAGCCATGCGATCCCACATGGCGGCGTCGGCGTCGGCTACCTTGGATTTGGAGAGGAGGGAGTCGTAGGTTTCCATTCCGCGCTCCTAGGCGTTGACCGGGCCAACGAGAGCGGCAAACCGGAAGATGATGAGAAGGATGATTGCGGTCAGCGAGACGAGGCCGATGAAGGCAAACGAAATGTCGCGTGCGTTGGTCGGGTATCCGTCCAGCGGGCCGGGGTGGTTCGTCCCGGTGAAGACGCCGAGATCAAGCGGGGCCTGAACCTTGCAGGGGACGTTGGAGGCGATGCAGCTGCATTCGCCAGCGGGGTTGAGGTCGCAGCGAGTCATGCCATCCATCCGTGCGGACCGTGATTGTGAGGACGGTCGCGCGGGTCCGGACGCCCTTGGGCGACAAAGCAGCCGTCGCCGAACCCTGCGGCGCGAAGCGTCTGGAGAACATCGCATACGGCTTTGTTGTAGCCGCGATCTTCGGCGCAGTTGGTCGCGCCGCCAAGGGATTCAATCTCGCGATACAGTTCGTGGAGCTCGACGCGACGGGCGTTCATGCTGCGACCCTCCCGGCATCGCGGAACTCCGCTTCAAGGGCGACGAGGCCGTGAAGGAATTCTTCGTGGAAGGCGACCGACCAGCCGGCCGGCTGCTTCCGGGCCATGACGAAGCGCTGCGCGTACTCCTGCTGGCGGCGGATGTTCTCAGCGACATAGGCGGCGCGCTTCGACGCCGGGCGGAGCATGGCGCCGTCGCGAATGCGCTGGATCGCCGTGGCAATGCGGTCTGCTTCGGTCTGCATGGTGGCTTCCTCAGGTGATCTCATTCGATATCCGCCGCATGGGAGAGGCGGATGCCGAAGGGGATCAGTTGGACTGCTTGGCTATGGCGGCGCGGATCAGAGCGAGCTTCGCGTCGATGCCGTCTTGCATCTCGTCGCCTTGGAAGCCGGACATGAATTCCTCGGCTGCCTTCAGCGCGGACAGAACGCCGCCTGCCTCGGCGGCATCGCGGCGGTTGATCTCGTCGAGCATGCGAATGCGCTCGGCGGTGGACAGGCGCGGCGCGGTGGCGGCGCGAGCGAGTTCCGACGTCGTGTAATATGGGTAGAGGTTCTTGCTGCTGGAGACTGCTGCGGTCATTTCGGTCGCTCCTCGTCTTTCCCGGTGGTCGGGAGGTGATGAGAGGAAATTACCGAAATGGTAAGTCTCCGTCAAGAAGGAAATTGCCGATTTGGTAATTTTGTGCGACCGAGCCTATTGCAGCGAGAATCGCACAGCCATAAAACCTTGCTCGAAGGAACGAAGCGCGTCGACGGTAGCTCCAGCGATGACCGCCTCGGAGACATGTTCAGAAACAAGTAAGCTCAGAATTGTATCGTCTCGCGGTGCTCCACCCATGCGAGGCAATAAATGAGTGAGATGTCGAGCGTCCGCTTTGTAGCAGTGGTCGTTTGCGCCAGCGCGGCGGTGTTCGGTGGCGTGGTGGTTTGGGATCACCTTGAGGCCAGCGGTAATGCGATCGCTTCACCGGAGCCGGCTGGGATCGTCCGGAACTTCCCGATCTGCACCGGCACGGAGCGTCATACCTGCATTGTGGACGGTGACACGATTTGGCTCGATGGGGAGAAGATCCGCATTGCAGACATAGACACGCCGGAGGTTGGCGAGCCTAAGTGCGAAAGCGAACTTGCCCTTGGACGGAAAGCTACAGCAAGGCTGCGAGAGCTATTGACCAACCAGCCGTTCGAACTGCAGGCTTGGGAGGGCCGAGACAAGGACAAGTACGGCCGAAAGCTTCGGGTCCTAATTCGCGACGGTCATTCGATTGGTGATCAGCTGGTTTCGGAAGGCTTGGCGAGAACATGGAGTGGACGCCGCGAGCCTTGGTGCTGAACCACACGAAAAAGCCCGCCGGTGAGGGCGGGCTTGGTGTCGTTGGCAGAGTCCTAAGAACAGTTAGAACCGACTAAGCGCATGCTCGATCTCTCTGTCGCTGGAACGATTGATTGAGTCCACGTAGCCGCGGTACTGCGCGCGACTTTCCTTCTTTAGGGCGGCGCTAGCAGCTTGGTTCGGCTGCGACTCAAAGGATGGTTTCTTACCTTCGGGCCGCTGTTCCATCGCCTTCCTTAGCGTGTTGGTCTTGTCTGCCATATGTATCTCCTAGGGCTACGAATGCAGCGCTGCTTGGCGCAAGCTGTATCTCGAATTTATGTCCAGATTAAAGAAGTGCTTCCTTTTAATCCAAACCAGACCCTCGTGTTTGGTGATCACAGCCACATCCACCGGTCCGCCGACGGTTTCTGAGGGTTTTGTCACCTTCTCTTTCAACGATTGAAGAGTGATTAATGTTTCTGCCAATTCCGCCATTTCATCTACTGGCAAAACGCCAATCACCCTGCGAAGGGGGAATGAGTGTTCTTTTCGCGCATTGTCAAGCACCGACTTGCCGATTTTGCTTCGCGTAGCTTGCACCAGGCCTTCCAGGTCGTCAATTACCGATATGTCGCCACCAGCAGCCTCGCTTATCTGGCTTGCGAAGCCATGTAGGTTTTCGGATATGGCAACGGCCATGCTTTCGTAGACGTCTTGGCTTAGACCCATCGAAAACGTGTCCGTCATAGATGTTTGCGCAAACGCGCTCAGCCATGCCGGCGTTTCATGGTCAATTGCCATCCCAGATTCACGACGATAGATGTGCTTTCCGCCAACGACACCGCAAGATAGATATTCAACCATAGCTGGGAAAATCTCGTGGTCTCCAAAGCCTGCAAAAACCAATCCTGTCGTGCCGAGATGAATATCAGGATTCTTCACGACGTCCGCCAGGCAAGTTTCTGCAATCGATTTCACATCACCGGGAAGTTGCCACTTCATCGCTGAAGAGAATTCAGTAATGAAGATCTCCATTCTCTCACGCAAGTCCTGAATTGTTTTCTCCATATGCTCGACGCCCAGGCAAGACGACACATCGACGGATGCTAGCTCATCGCGACGGGCGGAAAACGCTGCTTCAATAGCGTCGGCATGTTCGGCGGCATCTAGCCCGTCTATCGCCTCCGATATCATGCCAATTGCAATCGCTTTGGCGGGGCCGAGCACTTGTTCTGTTTGAACCTCTTCCGGAAAGAAAAATGAGCTGTCATTCAAGAATGCAAACAGTTCGCGCGCGTATTCCTCAACTGTATTGAATGATTTGTCGCCTAAGTTACTTCTAAAGGTTTTTATTATTATTTCCCAAGGTACATTTAGGATGGCTGCCGAGTCAAAAATCATCAATCCAACGGGATGTTTATCGGAAAGCTGGAAAACTTTGTTCGCTCCCTTGAAATACCTCTTTTCTTCTTCCCCATCGACCCAGCGTGTCACGGTCGTCGCCGAGTCCGCAGCCAGAACTGCGGCGAGTCTGTTCATAATGCAAACTTCAGCTGTCATCGTCCCCTCCACAACAACTGTAGGTGAACACGATTCGCTTCGTAGAGCTAGAGTTGAGGTGGGACATCCGGTGTATCCGAAATGGCGATTGCGTCGTGCAATTCAAAGTGGCTACCGACGCGCGTGGCTGTTCAGCGTGCCTGCTCTCAGTGGATGTGACTATTTTCCTAAGTTTGTTCTTGTTGCGTTCTCGTTTTCGAGGCATGCTACGGGCCAGTTCACAAGCCCAAGGAGCATGAGCATGGCAGAGTTTTTCGTGGTTCAATCCTTCTCGCCGGCCAAACGCGGCATGAAGGCCGACATCGCTGTCCAGGCAAATAGTGTGATGCACGCGCGCCGAATGGCGGAGCGCCTGGCGCAGACCAAGCCGATGGTTTTCGCCACGGTCATGGAGGGCGACCCGGAGAGTGGCGACTTCGGAGAGCCGAAGCTGATTTATTTCCATGGTGCCGAGAAGCCCGAGGAAGTCAGCAACATGCAGCCGATCTAGGAGGACAGCACGTTACCATGGCGATCATCCACCAGATCAGGCGCAAATACGACACCAAAGCAGAAGAGATCGTCGCTGAACTCCTCTATGGCCCTGGTGTCGGGACTGAACAGGAGATGCAAACGGTCATTAAACGGAAGGCGGCTGAAATCTCGATCGCCATGGCCATTCTACATGGCGGAGAATGGCGAGTGCAAATCGACCATGAGGAGCCGTTCGTCCATATCACTCGGCGTCTGAAACGTAACCGTCAATCAACCGCCACACGTGGCTGACAGCCTCGTCAGGAAGGCCCTCTATCCGCTTGAGGAGGGCTTTCACCTCCGCTTCGCCGGAGACTTTACGGTTTCGCCCAGGCGGCTGAAACAGTTCCCAGATCGGAACATCAAGCGCTCGTGCGAATGCATGCAACCAGTCGAGATCTAAACCGCGCTGCCCACTGAGAAGCCGCGACACGTTAACGTCGCTCGTGCCGATTGCTTCGGCTACGTCTTTGTTCTTGAGCCCGCGGGCCTCCATCAACTCTCTGATGAAGATGCCTTTTGGCTCCGATGCCGTCTTCGTGTTTGCCATGTTGGCAATCTACTTTTCAGGCATTTGGCAAAGAATAGCCAAAATGGTAATTTTCCTCGTTGACTGAAATTGCCAATATGGTAATTTCGGCTCATGGAAAAGATCAGGACATGGCGCAAGGCGCGTAAACTCAGCATCGAAGAAGCCGGTGATCTTGTCGGCGTGAGCGGGGTGCAATGGTCTCGATACGAGACCGGCAAGCGCCGGATCCCGGCTGAAAACCTGCAGGCCGTTTCCGAGGCCACCGGCATTCCCCCTCATGAGCTTCGCCCCGATCTCGCTGGGCTTGTCGCGCAGCCGGGAGCCGCCGCATGAGCACCGAGCCCCACGCCATCGCAGACGATCAGGTCCGCTCCGCTTTCCAGCGCTGGAAGAACCTGGAAGAGGAAAAGGCCCGCATCGGCGACGACCTCAAGGAACTGTTTGCCGAGCAAAAGGCATTCGGCCACGACACGAAGGCCATGCGCGCCGCGTTCCGCCTCAAGGTGAAGATGGACGAGGCCGATCCGGCCGACGCCGAGCACGAGGCTCTGGTCGATACCTATCTCGCCGCACTGGAAGCCCCGCGCGCATCCCGCGCATACGCACGAGAAAACATTGAACAATTCGACGCCAACCCGCGCCTGATCAAGCAGGTCGTTGACGGCATACAAAGCGAAGCAGGCAAGGCGGCGCTTCTGACTGCCATCAACATCATGATCGAACGCGAAGAGGCGGAAGAACTTGAAGCTTCGGACGGCTCCCCCTCCGTCTCCTCCAAGCTGGCAGCGCGTGTGGCCGAAGAAAGCGCTGCAACCCATTCGCCGGAAACGGCAGACGAGATGCAACACCCTGGGTCTCACCTTATTGGCAATCCGGAACCCGCGCGTGCCGCGGCCAACCGGCCCAACGGCGAAGACGGTACGGTGCGCATGGCGAGGACGGAAGCTACGGCCGTGACAGCCGGAGAGACGGCAACCCATTCCGAGAAAGCCACCGTCGCCACTCAAGGCGAAGCGACGGCACCAACCAGCGACGACCGCGCTGATCACGCCGCCGCCGCCAACGCAGGAGGCGATCATGTAAATGGCGGCGCGTTGCGCGCAAACCGTGATGAGAACGGGGAGGGTGCCGCCAGCACTCTCCCCATTGGCCCCGGCGTCTTTATGGAAGACGTCCCGCCGATGCCGATGAAGCGGCCGGGCTTCGCTCACTGCTTCCCCGAATTGTCGAATGCGGCCTATGACGCCCTTGGCACCGACATTGCCTTTAAAGGTATGCATACCCCCATTGTCCGCCAAGGCGACGTAATCGTTGACGGCTGGGCCAGATACAACATCGCCCGCGATTTGGGCATTAGCTACCCCGTCCAGGAATACAGCGGCTCTGACCTGCTCCTCGACTTGATCGAGTGGCAGCGCGCCTCCCGCAACTTCACCCCTGCGCAGGAACGGAAGATCGCCGCCCAACTGGCGAAGGAATTCCCGCACCGTGCAGGCGACATCATGGCTGCTTTCGGGCTGGCCGAAGCTCTGGAGGCTGCGCAATGACCAGTAAAATTTCATGGTGGTCTCGCGCCTCAACTGAACAGAAGCTCGCCCAGATCGACGGCGGCATCGAATGCTTAATGTCTGCCCGCCACATCGCCATGAACCTCGGCGCCGAGCGGGAAGAGGTTTTGTCCTTCGGCGCCTACCATGGCCGACGCTTCAAATCCCGGAACACCATCGCCGCCGCGCGCCGTGCTGGCTCAATCGGCGGCATGGTGAAGGCCCGCCAGTCCGGCAAGCCTGATTACGAAATGGCTGCTGCGTTCGACATTTTCGGCGCGGGCCAGCCTGCACGGCCGATGTTCGACGAGGTGCCGGCATGACCTCCCAAGCTCTCATAGAAAAGCACCAAGACCTCCATGAAAGCAGGGCGAAAGTCTTCGCAGTCGAACTCCTGAACGACATCCCCATCCCAAGCGAACAGTTCGACCGCGCCGTTGAGCTGCTGGTCGACCGTGAGCCCGTCCGTTCCATCCACCCCCGTCAAAAAAGGGAAGCAGCATGACTTGGATTGTCTGGAGCATCGTCGGCTTTGTCATTCTCTGCGGGCTTGTCGCTCTCACTGTCGCGCTCGGCGGCGAGGATGATGACTTCCTCGAAAACGACTGGTGGCGCGATCAGTGACGCCACGCGGAATCGGTCAGCGCTGATCCTCCTCCTCCCAAGCAGCTGACCGATCGTCGGAGCGCGCGGCGAAGTCCCCCTCAGTCGCGCGCTCCACTCGAATTCTCGGAAATCCGCCTTGCAGCTTCATCACGACTGCGTGCGCGGCCATCCCGAGTGGAATGAAAAGTGAGGACGCCGAAGCCGAGGAAACCCCGGCGCCCTCAGTATCCCGGCCTTTGGCTGCGGCGGCCACCGGGAATGGAATTAGACGGCTCGACCCAGGCGGGCCAGCAGACGGAGAGGGCGAGAGATCGCCGGCAAGCGATTTGCCCTCTCCGTCGAATTTGGAAGGTCGCTTCATTCGCAACTCCTTCGGCTTCAACACCCCGAAGATTGCATATGGAGCGTCGGAGAATGCCGAAATCGAATAGGAAAATTCCGAAAATGAGTACGGTCGAATTCTGCCAAAATGCCCTGAGAGACCGCATCGCGCCTCCGTCGCATGGAAGCGTGAAGGCGCGGATCACCGCAGCCGCCCGCAAGTTGGGCTGGTCGATCTCTCGGACCAAGGACGTTTGGTACGCGGATCCCCGCGTCTCCATCAGCGCTGAAGAACTCCACGACATCGAGAAGAAGACGGGAGTCCATTATGGACGAGAAGAAGCACGAGAACTCGACCGCGAAATCGAGCACGCCACTGCGCTCTTGGTGGCAATGCAAGCGGGTAGCCCTCGCACGCTGGCTCATGCGCTCATCGAAGCGGCTCGCATTCTGGCTCGCTCCGGAGCTTAAGGCTGAGATCGGGGAGGGCGAGTGATGGATTACGGCGACTTTCTCAAAGGCAAAATCCGTCTTGCTCCGGTCTCAGGCCTGCCGATCTCCCACGGCGACGTGAACCCGATCCTCAAGCCCCATCAGCGCGATATCGTCGTGTGGGCCGCCCGCGGCGGCAAGCGGGCAATCTTCGCGGCGTTTGGCCTGGGCAAGTCAGTTATCCAGATCGAGGTCCTGCGCCTCGTCTGCGCCGCTGTCGCTGGCCGTGGCTTGATCGTCCTGCCGCTCGGCGTCCGTCAGGAGTTTCGCCGCGACGGCAAGATGCTCGGCGTCGATATCAAGTTCATTCGTCGCATCGAAGAAGCTGGCGAGACCGGCATCTACATGACGAACTATGAGACCGTCCGCGACGGTAAGATCGATCCGAACCAGTTCACGGCCGTGAGCCTGGACGAGGCGTCCGTGCTTCGCTCCTATGGCTCGAAGACCTATCAGACGTTTCTCTCGCTGTTCGATCAGGTTCGCTATCGCTTTGTCGCGACGGCCACGCCAAGCCCGAACCGCTACAAGGAACTGATCCACTACGCCGGCTTCCTTGGCATCATGGACACCGGGCAGGCCCTGACGCGGTTCTTCCAGCGCGACAGTACCCAGGCCAACAATCTGACGCTCTACCCGCACAAGGAGCGTGAATTCTGGCTATGGCTGAATTCGTGGGCGATCTTTTTGCAGTCGCCGGCTGACCTGGGCCACTCCGCTGAAGGATACGACCTGCCGCCGTTCAAGGTCATCTACCACGAGGTTCAGTCGAACATCGCGGACGGCGGCGTTGATCGCGATGGCCAGGCTGCACTCTTCCGCGATACCGCTGTTGGCGTTGTCTCGGCATCGCGTGAGAAGCGCGACACGCTCGATGCCCGTATTGCCAAGATGACCGAGATCCTTGCCGGCGCTCCGGAAGATCATTTCATCATCTGGCACGATCTTGAAGACGAGCGCCGCGCGATCGAGCGCGCCGTGCCATCAGCCGTGTCGATCTACGGGACCCAGGATCTCGAGAAGCGCGAAGAGGCGATCGTCGATTTCAGCGAGGGTAAGTTTCAGTACCTCGCCGCGAAACCTGTCATCGCCGGCTCCGGCTGCAACTTCCAACGCCATTGCCACAAGGCTGTGTTCCTCGGCATCGGCTTCAAATTCAACGACTTTATCCAGGCTCTGCACCGCATCTACCGATTCCTGCAGGTCGAAGAGGTCGAAATCCACATCATCTACGCGGAGAGCGAGCGCGAGGTCCTGCGCACCCTCCAAGCCAAATGGGAGGCACATAATCGCATGGTCGAGAAAATGAGCGAAATCATCCGCGAGCATGGCCTTGATAAGCTTTCGGCTGCTGAGGTCCTGACCCGCTCCATCGGCGTCGAGCGGATCGAAGCGCGCGGCGAGGGATGGCAGGTGGCGAACAACGATTGCGTCGAAGAGGCTCGGTCCATGGCCGATATCTCGGTCGACCTGATCGTGACCTCGATCCCCTTCTCGAACCACTACGAGTACACCCCGAGCTATAACGACTTCGGCCACACCGACGGCGACGATCATTTCTTCCAACAGATGGACTTTCTGACGCCCGAACTGCTGAGGATCCTCAAGCCCGGCCGGGTCTACGCCTGCCACACCAAGGACCGCATCCTATTCGGGAACGTCACCGGCATGGGGATGCCGACGGTCAACCCGTTCCACGCCCGCACGCTCTTCCACACCATGCAGCACGGGTTTGCCTACATGGGCATGATCACCGTCAACACGGACGTGGTGCGCGAGAATAACCAGACCTATCGCCTCGGCTGGTCCGAAAACTGCAAGGACGGCACGAAGATGGGCGTGGGCTCGCCCGAATACACTCTGCTCTTCCGCAAGCTGCCGTCCGACACCTCCAAGGCCTACGCCGACGAGCGCGTTTCCAAGTCGAAAGACGATTACACCCGTGCCCGGTGGCAGGTTGACGCCCATGCCTTCTGGCGCTCGTCAGGCGACCGGCTTCCGACGCCTGAAGAGCTTGCCAGCCTTGGCCCGGATCTTCTGGCGAAGGCCTTCACCGAATGGACGATGCAGAACGTCTATGACTACGAGACGCACATCCGCATCGGTGAAGCGCTCGAAGTCCGCGGCGCACTACCGTCGACCTTCATGAGCTTGGCGCCAGGCGCCCACGACGCATTCACCTGGCACGACGTGAACCGCATGCGGACGCTGAACGGCGAGCAGACGAAGAAGGGGCTGGAAAACCACATTTGCCCCCTCCAATTCGACATTGTCGACCGCCTCATCAAGCGATTCTCCAATGAGGGGGAGCTGGTTTTCGATCCGTTCGGCGGGTTGTTCACCGTACCGTACCGGGCGCTGAAGCTTGGCCGCCGCGGTCGCGCATCCGAGTTGAACCCTGGATACTTCCTTGATGGCATCAAGTACCTGCAGGCTATGGAGCGCGAGGTTTCGACGCCGACGATGTTCGACATATTCGAACGGGAAGTCGAGGCGGCATGAAAGCCTCAGCGGATCATCTTCGACGGAATTTCCTCTCCCGGTATGGGCGTGACATCCGGTGCTTCTTCCGGAACAACGTCCGGTCCCGGTTCCTCAATCGGGCGTGCCGGAATGTCCGGCAGATCGTCTGGAGTCTCTTCCGGAGGAACTTCCAAGGGCTTCTTCGGATCGTTTGGGTCATTGGCCATATCGCTCTCCTCTACGCACGTGCAACCGGTGCAGGCCGGGGAATGTTCCGCGAGGTGGCGGCATGACCTTCTGCGAAGCCTACGAACTATTCGGCCGAAACAGTGCAGCGATAGCCGAGGCATGCGGCATCGACGAGAGCGAAGCCTATAACCTCATGGCGGCTCGAGCCGATGTAGATCACGGTGTTTTGCCCGATGAGGAGCGCCGTGAACGGCAACGTGAAGCCAATCGCCGTTGGCGAGAGCGCAACAAGGCCATCAACGCCGAGCTTCGGCGGGAGGCGCGCGGATGAGCATGCCCCGCTATGGCGCGCAGCGCGACGCATCCGAAAAGTCGATCGTCGATTTCCTCGAAGGCTTTGGATTCAGTATCTACCGGCTCGACAAGCCGGTCGACCTGCTCTGCGGGTTCCGCGGCCGGAATTATCTCGTCGAGGTGAAGACCGGCACCAAGGGATACGGCAAGGGCCTGAACGCAAACCAGCAGTCATTCGCAGACGACTGGCGGGGCTCGCCTGTCTTCACGCTCCATAGCGTCGATGATGCGGTGGCCTTCTCACAATCGGTAGCGCGGGGTGAGAAGCCATGAGCAACCGCGCCTGGATGCCGCTCCATATCGCCGACTATCTCGCTGACACCGGCCACCTGACGGCAACCGAGCACGGCGCCTACCTGCTCATGATCATGCACTATTGGCAGAACGGAAGCCTGCCGGCGAACGAACGAGTTATCGCGCGCATAGCCAAGCTCACCGTCGAGCAGTGGGAGGAGAGCCGGGATATCCTCGCGATGCTCTTCGGTCCGGATTGGTCTCACAAGCGGATCGACGCCGAGCTTTCGAAAGCCGACGAGATTATCGAGAAGCGCCGCTCGGCAGCAGAGGCTCGCTATTCGAAGGCGAAAAAAGACACCTCAGATGCAAATGCTATGCATGTGCAAAGCAAAAGCAGCGATACGGGCGCGTTACCGACAACCACTGACCTTTCCTCACTTCGTTCGGAATCAATCGAAAAGAAAGAGCGCGATCGCGCTGATTTCGATTCTTGGATTTCTTCATGGCCGTCCCAAGCGAGCGATGACCACGACGATGCGTTCAAGACGTGGCAGCAGTTTTCCGACGAGGAGCGGGCCGCCGCTAAGCGCCTATCCAGCGCCTACGTCGAGCAGGCCAAGGGCGGCGGCCGGACGGTGATCTGCTCCGCCGCCAAGTATCTCCGCCAACGGATGTGGACCCGCGTCCAGGCCAAGCCGCCGGATAAACCTCCCAAGACCGGGGCAAAAATCCAGACCCGCGAAGAGTACCTTGCCGCCGAGAGGCGGCGTTCCGAAAGGAGTTTCCAGCGATGAACATCCAAGTTTCAGCCAAGGTTTTTACCAGTGCCGCCGAGCAGCAGGCGCAGGCCGCCGAAATCCGAAAGCGGCTCATGGGCGTCACGGCGAAGCCGCGGGAAATCGAGCAGGCAAACGGGCGCATTGCGGAACTTCAGGCCGATCTTCACAAGGCGGAGGACGATAACGGTCGGCTGGTCGCCAAGGTCAGCGGCCTCGAACTCGACCTGGCTGACTTGCGCGCCGCGTTCATGTCCCAAGCGAAGTATCTCGCCGACATCGAGGACAAGATTGCCGGCGGCGATGGCATCCAGTTCCAGGAGAAGAAATCCGTCACTCGCATCGTGATGGAGGTGCTGCGCGATTTCCCCGGCGTCACGTGGGAAGACGTTCTATCGCCGCGCCGGTCGCGCGGGTTGATCGTCCCGCGCCACGCCTGCATCAAGGCAGTCTGCGAGCAGCGGCCGGATCTGTCGTTCCCGGCTGTCGGCAAAATCTTCCATCGCGATCACACCACGATCCTCAACGCCATTCACGGCAAGAAGAAGGGCCCCGCGCGGGTTTCGATCCTCAAGGGCAAGGAGGGGTGAGGATGGCATGGGCCCGCGAGGAATGGCTTCGCCCCGTCGCAGACCTCGAACTGCATCACGAGCGGTTCGCGAAGGCAATGATGAAGTGCCAGCACGCGGGCGGCCACTGCGCGGAAGACGGCTTCTGCCATTTTGACGGCGACTGCTTCAAGACGGCGGAACCGCAGGTCGAATGCCGGATCGAGGAACTTGAAAAGGAACTGGCGGCGCTAAAGGCGCTGCGCACCTAACGGCGGCAACACGAGGAACATGACTATGGCAGCAAAGGCGAAAAAGCCGAAGAAACAGACGGTCGCAGGCGTCGGCAACCTGAAGTCCGAAGTTCGTATCCAGAAAGTGCCGAACCCGCTGTTCAGTCGCGCCCACAATGGTGAGACCTGGAACCCGGTCGTCATCAGTGCACACGTCAACATCCGAGAAAGCGCCATCGCAACTCTCGCAGCTCGCAAGCACATCAACGAGGCTCAGGTCGCGGCGGCTGACCGGTTCCGGGCGCTGTGGGAATCCATGGGTGGTGCCGGAGCAGGGGCGTTCGACTACAGCAAGGAGCCGGTGGACGGTGGCGGCTCCAGCGAGCCTCTATCCGAGAGGCAGATCCGCGCCGCGATGGAACTCAAGCGCATCCGCGAAATTCTCGGCGTCCGCGCCTACGATATCATGGGCAAGATCGCGGGCGAGGGGTTTGCCATCCCCGAGCTTGCTAAGACCCATCGCGAGCGCACCACCCTTACAGATTATCTAAAGGATGGCCTCGACGAAATGGCCCGCCAGTGGGGCTACGAAAACCGTGGAACTAAGCGGCGGAGCGCTTGACGGGCACTTGCCCCGTTGTAACGAACCGGCTATAGATATTCTACATTGGTGATTTGCGCATTCGGGGTGGCTTTGGCCGCCCTTTTTTATTGTGCTCCTCGAGCCTATTCGCCAGTTCACCTATGCGGGTGAAGCGCCAGAGAGCCCGTCGCCGGTCTGTCACCCAGTGGCGGGTTTCTCATTCCAGGAGAGAGCGATGAGCTTCACCATCGAATTCGGCTGGTGGCTGCTGCCGCTCGCCGTTACGGCCCTTTCCTATTGCTATGCCGTGTCGAAATTCACCAGCGGAGGGGGCGACTACAGTTTCCCCGAGCTGTGGAACGGCTTCCTGCTGATCATCGCGGCCATCCCGTCCCTCATCTCTTGGCTCATCTGGGCCTTGCTCGCCTAACCTCTCCACCCCAGCAGAAAGGAACCAGCATGCGCTACCACGGCTTCTTCTACCGCATCTATGACGCGATCGCTGCCATCGCCATCGTGCTGATCGATCTCGCCCGCGAGGCGTTCCGCTACGGCATCGAGACCACCTGGCACTCGCTGCGCGCGGCCGGCGTCACCGCCTATCGCAAGATCGCCGAACTCAAGCCCGAATATCGCGAGAGCTACGCCACCCACGGCCTCAGTCTCTCCGACGGTCGAGCGGGCTAACGCTCCCGCATACCCGAAATGAGAGCCGGGCTTAGGTCCGGCTTCTCAATACCAGTGCCACGCCATCCAGAAGCAAGCGTAGGCAAACACTCCAATCACAAATAGCCACGCGATACGCCGGGCCATGACGCAACACCCCCTCTGGTTCAAGGGCACCCACAATGGCCGGTTAGCCCGGCAAAGTCGATCCGATGCTTCTCTCTGTATCCTCGGTGGAGGGTAGAGACAGGGGCTTCACGGCATCGACAGCGCGATGTCCAACACACCCTTGCCAAAGGAGGCAAGGGAGAACACGGAAAGCGTCGACGCTGCGGCGTTCAACCGAGTCCCTGACGACCAGGACGTTTTCGCTGGGGCGATGATGTGATTGGCGTAAGTCTGATTTGTCCAGTAAGCGAATAGGCACGCCAACACCGATATGCCCGATCCAGCGGCAAACCAGATCAGCGAGCTTGTCGCCGCAGAGATCAATGGGACAAACTCGGGCCGGAGGCTCCCGCTGGTAGCTGTGCTCCCGACGAATGCAAGCAGGGCAACGCAGGCGCCGCCATTCAAAAGCAAAAGTGCTTTTAGACCTTGGGCCGCTCCTTCGATTGCGGCTGCCTCAAACGTCTTGAACCGTTCAGTATCCATGTCGCCCCCAAGGTTAGCCTATGCCAGTCCTGAAAAATGCCCGGCATGAGAAGTTCGCGCAGGAGTTGGCGAAAGGCAAGACAGCGGATGACGCATATGCTGCCGCTGGCTTCAAGCCAGACCGGGGAAATGCATCCCGTTTACAGCAGAAAGACAACATCAGACAGCGCGTGGCCGAGCTTTTGGAATGGGAGCAGACGGTAGAGCGGAAGGCCACCGAAAAGGCTATCGACAAGCTCGCCATCACAAAAGAGCGCGTCCTGGCTGAGTTGGCCAAGATCGGCTTCGCTGACATTCGCAAGGCCATCAAGTGGCAGGGCACGCTGGTCACGGAAGAGGATAACCCGGAAGGTGGCGATGTCCTCGTGATCAAGAACGTCGTGACGAACAACGTGCAGCTCATATCGAGCGACGAGATCGACGACGACACGGCCGGCGCTATCGCTGAGATAAGCCAGAATTCGACTGGCGGGATCAAGATCAAGCTTCACGACAAGAAGGGCGCGCTGGTCGATATCGGCAAGCACCTTGGCATGTTCGTCGAGCGCCATGAGCACTCCGGACCCGACGGCGCCCCGATACAGACCGAGACAAGAACATGGCGGGAAGTGCTGCGCAGCGAAAAGAGCTAGACGCCACCACCCATCTGACAAACCCGGCGCTGCATGATTTCTGGGAAGAGGTATTCCTAGGCAAGGCCGACATTGCGGTTCTTCACGGCGGGCGGTCGAGCTCGAAGACACGAGACACGGCCTGCCAATTGGTTCGCCTCGTTGATCACGTCAGCGTCAGGATGCGCGTCCTTTGCATCCGGCGCTTCCAGAACCGCATTCAGGATTCGGTCTATACCGAACTGAAATGGGCCATTGCTCATCTGGGGCTTGAAGCGGCATACGACGTCCAGAAGACGACGATCATCCACCGGAGAACCGGCGCGGAGTTCATCTTCTACGGCATCGAGCGAAACCTTGAGGACATCAAGGGCACGTCCGACGTCGATATTCTCTGGGTGGAAGAGGCTGAAAAGCTCACCGAGGAGCAATGGACGGTTATCGGGCCGACGATCCGCAAGGAAGACAGCCTCGCGATCCTGCTGTTCAATCCGAAGCTGGTCACCGACTACGTCTGGAAGAACTTCGTCGTCAACACGCCGCCACATACGGTGGTGCACAAGATCGATTGGACGGATAACCCGTTTCTGTCTCAGAAGGCATTGCGCGACATCGCCGCGATGCGGGACAGCAACCCGGAGCTTTTCGAGCACGTCTATGGCGGCGTGCCGCTTGGTGACAGCGAGCTTTCCATCTTCAAGCGCCGCTGGCTGGACGCCTGCGTTGACGCTCACACCGTTCTCAAAATCGAACTGACCGGCCGGAACATCATCGGCTTCGACCCGGCCGACGACGGCGAGGACAAGAGCGCAACGGCCGACAAGATCGAAGGCGTCTTCACCGACGCGGAAGACTGGTCATCAGGCAAGGATGAGCTTGTTCAGAACGCCAAGAAGGTATGGGCCAAGGCGAAGCACGCTGGCGCCACGGTATCGTATGACACGATCGGCGTGGGCGCGTTCGTTGGCGGCTACATCGACGAGCAGAATGAGGCGAACAAGGCGAGCGTCGAGCACTTCGCATTTCATGCCGGCGGCGGTGTCATGGACGGCGACAAGCCGAGTGACCCGCTCAACGACAACAGCCCGCTCAACAAGAACGAGTACCTGAACCTCAAGGCGCAGGCATGGGCCAACACGGCGCGCCGCGCGATGCTCACGTTCAACGCTGTGACGCGAGGCCATTCGATCAAGCCTGAGGACGTGCTGTCGTTCTCGTCGCAGATGGGGCCCGCGAAGCTGGACGCCCTCTTCACTGAGCTTTGCGTCCCGTGGTGGGTCGAGAGCGAGGGCAAGAAGCGCGTGGTGCCGAAGGCCAAGCTCAAGAAAGACCTCGGCGTGAAGTCGCACAACCTCGCCGACGCGGTGATCGCCGCCGACAACGTCAATATCTCGGCCGGGCCATCGGTCGCCATGTTCCTGACCAAGAGGCATCGATGACAAACGTGGTCAGCTTAGTGAACCATATCGCGCGGCGAACGCTCGGCGGCATGTTCCCCGGCTATTTCCCGAGCGGCAACACGAAGCACGACCACTACAAGGACTTCGGCTATCCAGAGCGTCTATCGTTCACCGAACTTTACCGCATGTACTGTCGCAATGGCGTTGCGGCGGCCGGCGTGGACAAGACGATCCTCAAGACCTGGCAGGAGAACCCCTTCCTGCTGGAGAAGGAACGCGACGGCTCGCAGGGCGGGCAGGACGACGAAACCTCGTTGGAGAAGGAAATCCGCCAGCGCTTCGACGATCTTCGGTTCTGGGCGCGCCTCGCCGAAGCCGACCGCCGTTCGATGGTCGGTGCCTATGCTGGCGTCATTCTTCGCTTTGCCGATGGGAAGCAGTTCAATCAGCCCGTCGACACGGTGCGCGGCGGGCTACTCGGCCTCGTCGAAGTCATCCCGGCATGGGAAGGTCAGCTAACCGTCTCGGAATACGAAACAGATGAACGTTCAGAGGCTTACGGTCAGCCGAAAATGTTTCAGTTTAACGAGGCTGCAGTCGACCAGAATGTCAAGCAGCCGCGCAATATTATCATCCATCCGGATCGTGTCATCGTGTGGTCGAAGGATGGTACGGTTGATGGCAGCTCGGCACTTGAGCCTGGGTACAACGCTCTGATCGACCTTGAAAAGGTTCGCGGCGCCGGCGGCGAGGGCTTCTGGAAAAACGCCAAGTCGGCTCCGGTATTGGAAATCGACAAGGACGCCAAGCCAGCCGAAATGGCAAAGCAGATGGGCATCAAGCCCGATGAACTTGCCGACAAGATGAACGACCAAGTCGCGGATTGGCAGGCCGGGTTCGACCAACTGCTTATGGTCATGGGTATGCAGGCGAAGGCGCTAAACGTCACTCTGCCGTCTCCCGAGCATTTCCATGGCATCGCGCTTCAGGAATTCGCCTCGTCGATCAGCATGCCGGTGAAGATCCTCGTCGGCATGCAGACCGGCGAGCGCGCCAGCCAGGAAGACGCGAGCGAGTGGGCGCAAACGAACATGTCGCGCCGGGCAAACCAGACCGTGCCGAACATCATGTCGCTGGTGAAGCGGCTGGTCCGGGTCGGCATCCTGCCCGAGCGCGATTGGTATCTCGACTGGGCCGACCTGACGGAAGCCTCGATCGGTGAAAAGATCGACCGTGCCAACAAGATGGCCGACGTCAACACCAAGCTTAAGGACAGTGGCGAGTGGGGCTTCACCCCTGAGGAAATTCGCAGCGCGGCCGGGTACGAGCCGCTGACGGATGAAGACAAGTTCCGCGACGACGTCACCGACGACGAGAACGCGGCCGCGCTGGGCAAGAAGCCCGAGCCAAAGAAGGAATAGTCACCCATGCCCCAGGTGCGTGTGAACGTCAGGACACTGGCGAACGTGAAGGCTGCGCGCAAGGAAAAGCGCAATGGCCGCGATGTCGTGATCGTCCCGAGCGCCACGCTGCCGGACGATATCGTCATGAACGGGATCAAGTACCCGGCCGACGAGATCGCCAAGAGCTTCAAAGGGCTGGAGCGCACGCCGGCCCCTCTCGGACACCCAACCATCAACGGCAAATTCGTCTCGGCTTCCGATCCAGAGGGCCTGAACCTCGGATACGTCGGCGCATGGAATGAGAACGTGCGGCGCGAAAGGGGCCGCGTCCTCATCGACAAGGTGATTGACGTCGAGGTCGCCAATCGAACCGAAGGCGGCAAGGCTGTGCTGGAAGCCGTCAACGCCGGGACGCCGATTCACACGTCAACCGGCCTTCTCTGCACGCTGGAAGCCGTCAACGGCGCCACCGACCACAAGCACATCGCGCGCAACATCCATTGGGATCATGACGCGATCCTCCTGAACGAAAGCGGAGCGGCCACGCCGGAGCAGGGCGTGGGCATGCTCGTGAACAAGACCTCTGGCGAGGTCGAAGAGATCGAGGTCATCAACTCTGCCGTCCAAGAGGCCGAGCGTGACATCGACTGGGCGATGGATTCCCTCGCTCGTGCACTGGAGAAGCGCCAGCGGGCGGGCCTCCTCGATAAATGGAAAGCCGCGATTTTGGATGCCTTCGGCATATCCGAGCGGGACCCCTCAACCAATCGAAAGGAACACGACATGCCTGTCTCTGACGAGCAGTTCAAGTCGCTTTCCGATGAGGTCAAGACCCTCTCGGAAGGCATGAAGGGCATCGGCGACACCATCGCCAACGCCGTCACCACCGCGCTCAAGCCCGTTCTGGATCAGCAGGCCGAGATGGTCGCCAACCAGAAGGCCAAGGACGACGCCGAAAAGGCCGAACTGGAAGCCAAGGTCATCAAGGCGAACATCCTCGACGAGGACACCGCCAAGGCCACGCCGCTGAACACGCTGCGCGCCCTGGCGAAGAACGCCGAGCCGGGCAAGGCCGCCCCGCTCAACTCCGCATTCAAGGGCACCGGCTCCGAAAAGCCGGCCTTCACGCCGCCGAAGGGGGAGTAAGCCGATGGCCCGCTATAACAAGATCTACGCCGGCCCGGTTTCCGAGCCCCTGCCGCAGGTTCAGGAGCGCATCTGCGCGGCTGCAATCCTGCCCGGCACGGCGCTGGTCGAATCCGGTTCGAACTTCGCTCAGGCCGGCGCCAACGCTCTCACCAAGGTCTTCATCGCCCAGGACAACTACCTTGCGATGAAGGGCGTCGATGACGCCTGGCTGGCAAACGACCGCATCGTCGGCATGGAAATGCTCGATGAGCAGTTCTTCAATGTCCGCGTTCCGACCGGCACAAACGTCGCTCGGGGCTCGCAGCTCACCACCTCTGCCGCCGGCAAGTTCGTCCTCGCTACCACGGGGCAGCGGGTGATCATGATCGCCGAAGAGGCCTACAACAACACGTCCGGCGCGGACCAGCTTGTCCGCGCCCGCGTGGCCCGCAACCAGCTTGCAGCGGCATAAGGAGAACCCGGATGCGCTACTTTTCTGAACAGCTCATCGCCAACTCCCGCCCGCATGCGGCATGGTGGGCCGACGTTTCCGTCAACCGCGAACACTTCCACCAGGTGGAAGAGCACATGGCGGCGCTTTCGAATGCCGCCGCCGTCCTGCCGCGCGATGCGTGGATGGACGTCGACAGCATCACCCGCCGCGTCATGCGCGACGACGAAGGCGAAGTTTACATGCGCGACCTGATGGCGCTGGCTCGCCCGATCAACATCGGCAAGCTCGTCAGCATGACGCGCGTCGCGTCCGATTCCTCGAACCCGGTCATCCGCTCCATGTCGGGGCAGGTTCCGGTTCCGATGGATAAGGTCGTCTATTCGTTCCGCGGCACGCCCGTCCCAATCTTCCAGGACGGCTATGGTCGTGAATGGCGCGAATGGAATACGCTCCAGTCCGAGAACTTCGACGCCATCGCAGACGACGAAGAAGCCGCAAACGCCAAGATCCGCAAGGACCAGGCAGACTATGTCCTGAATGGCGACACTTCGATCGTCTTCCAGGGCTACAGCGGCACGGGCATTCGCAGCAACCCGCTGGCGAAGACCATCAACATCGGCGCCTCCGGTGCGAACATCGACCTCACGTCCACGTCGACCACGTCGGACGCAATCGATAACTTTTTCACCCAGACGCTCGGCGCCATGCTCGATGCTCAGTTGATCACGGGCAAGGTCAATATCTATATCTCGCCCGAGATCGGCCGAAACCTCGACCGCTCCTACTCCGGTTCGTCCGGCTTCAAGGGTGGCACTCTGCTGCAGTACCTGCTGACCAATCGGCGTATCGGCAAGATCGAAGTGACGTTCAAGCTCTCGGGCAACGAGTTCTTCGGTTTTGTCCCGTCGTCGGAGTTCATCCGACCGCTGATTGGCATGGCCGTCAACACGACCGCGATGCCGCGCCTCTATCCCACGGCGAACTATCAGTTCCTCAAGATGGGCGCGATGGGTCTCGAAATCCGGGCCGACTACAACGGCAAGTCCGGCGTCTTCTACTCGACCAGCAGCTGATGACGTGCCTCGCCTTTGGGCGGGGCGCTAACCTCAACGGAGAACGATCACATGAAGATTCGTTTGAAAGCGCCGGCTGGCCTTACCACCACCGGCATCTATGGCAAGGGCGGCACGGAAATGGCCGTCGGCGAAGAGCTCGACCTCGAAAACGAGCCGGTTGGCTGGGCGGGTCGCTATGACATCATTTCCGGCGGCTCGACCGAAGGAAAGACGCCGGTCACCAACCCCGCGTCGGCCTATGCCGTCTCGGAAACGTCCCCCGGCTGGTTCGTCATCACCAAGGACGGCGAACCGGTGACCAAGAAGCTGCGCCAGTCCGACCTCGAAGGCTTCGACGCCCTGTCCGAAGACGACCGGGCCGCCTTCGCAGACCTGCACAAGGTCGAGGCCTGACGCATGGCGGGCTATGGCGGCGACAGCGAGTTCAATACCTGGCTGACGGACAACGGCTACACGCTGCCCGTCGGCGCGCCGTCGCCGGCCGTCCTGCGTAATCGTGGGAGCCAGTACATCGATGCGGTGTACGGCTCCCGCTTCCTCGGTTCGGTCGTGGATGCCACGCAAGAACGCCAGTGGCCGCGCGAAGGCGCGATCGTCAACGGCAAGCTCATCCCGAGCAATGTCGTGCCTGTCGCTGTCATCCATGCGTCGTATCAAGCCGCCTTGCAGGAGGCGAACCAACCGGGCAGCTTGTCGGTCGTCGGTTCCGCGACAAGTGCCGTCACCCGCGAAAGGGTCGGCCAGATCGAAGTGCAGTATGCCAACGCCCAGAGCGACGGCACGGCTTCCTCCATCACCCCTCTCATTTCCATCGTTGATGGCATGTTGGCGCCGTTCCTGCGCGACGACAGCCTTCAGTGTTTCGGTATCTGGTCGGTTGGCGGCCGCTGCTGATGGCAAACCCGCTCTACGCCCGCCTTCAGGCAACGGCAGAACGTCTCATCGCCAAGTTCGGCCAGCAGGGCGCCGTGACGCGCATGGTGAAGTCTGGGCCAGACTATGACCCGGTGCTCACGCCGACGGATTACACGTGCAAGCTGGTCGTGATGAACATCGACCTCTCCAAGGTGGATGGCACCCTGATCCAGGCTGACGACAAGATGGCATACATCTCGGTTGCCGGCCTGCCTGAAAACCTCACCACGGCCGACGAACTCACCATCGCCGGCCAAAAACATGCGATGAAGATTGTGCGGCCGCTCTCGCCAGCAGGCCTCACGGTGTTCTATGAAGTCATCATCGCAGCATAGGACAGCCCGTGGCCCTACCTTCTGATGTTCAGGCGCTCCTCGACGAGCTTGAGCCCGAAATCCGGAAAGCCTTCACCGAGGCAATCGACAGGATCACGTCTCAGGCCCAGTTGAGCACGATCGTCTCCCATCTTCAGGCCGGCAATGTCGAAGCCGCGATCCTTGCGCTGAGACTTGACCCGGTGTTCTTCCAGCCGCTCGATAGGGCGATCATGGAAGCCTACTACCGGGGAGGAGTGTTGGCGTTGGCCTCGCTTCCGCGGATACCCGACCCTTTTCTGGTGGAGCGGCGGTTTTCGGCTTTGATGGACGCCACTTTCGCGCCGAAGCCTGGGGACGAGAGCACGCCGCAGGACTGATCACGGGGCCGACCGGCATCGTCGAGGATATGCGCCTCGTCGCCCGTCAGCAAATAGTCGCCGGCCTTGAGCAGAACAAGACGCCAGACCAGATCGCGCGCAGCCTCATCGGGGTCAAGAGCCGCGTCACCGGCAAAAGGGATGGCGGCATTATCGGCCTGAACTCGCGTCAGGTCGAGTTAATGCTGAACACCGAGGCGAAGCTTCTCTCTGGCGACCCGGCGAAGATGCGGGATTATCTAAGTCTCAAGACGCGAGATCGTCGTTTTGACAACGCTGTGCGCAAGGCCATCGAGAACGGCAGACCGGTCAATGCAGACGATCTCGGCAAGATCATGCGGCAATTGCGAGACAGGAATCTGCAGCTTCGTGCCAAGACGATTGCGCGTGACCAGACCATTACAGCGATGCGCGCCGGCCGGCACGAGGGCTTCGTGCAGATGCTGGAGACGGGCAGGGTGTCGGAAGACCAGATCGAGCGCAGGTGGGACGCGACCGGTGATGACCGGACGAGGCTTTCTCACCTTGCACTCCATGGTGAGACGGTGACCGGATTGTCGGTCCCGTTCGTGTCGCCTGTCAGCGGCGCGCGCATGATGTTCCCCGGTGATGCCAGCCTCGGCGCGCCGGCGGAGGAGCTGATCCAGTGCCGGTGCTTCGAGCACATCCGTATCCGCTACATTCGGTAGGCCATGGCCCAGAAGTCATTCACGGCGTCGGTCGCGGCATTCCGCGACAAGACGAAGGAGCAGATGCGCGACGTCTTCGCCGAGGCGGTTCAAGACGTGCTTGAGACGGCGCAACGGCCGAAGGCGCGCGGCGGCCGGATGCCGGTCGATACAGGCAACCTGCGGAACAGTCTGGCCTCAGGGCTGAACGGCACTTTCGGCGCGCCGTCGCCCGATGGGTACATCGTCACCCTGAGCCAGTTGGAAATCGGCGATATCGCGCAGTTCGCGTGGACCGTGCCGTACGCTCGCCGCATGGAACTCGGCTTCTTCGGAACGGACAGCCTAGGCCGATCCTATGAGCAGCCCGGCAATCACTTCGTCGGCGCCGCCGCGGCGCAATGGCCGCAGTTCGTCGCCGCGTGGGCAGCAAGGGTTAAGTGATGGCCATTCTGGAAGCTGACATCGAAGTGGCTCTCAAGGCCACGATCGATGGGGCAGGGCTGTCTTGGCCCATTGCCTACCCGAACATCAACTTCAACGGCCAGAAGCCGTACATCGCCGTGCAGTTCGTCCGTGTCGGCCGGCGGGATGACACCCTCGCCGGTGAGCAGACCATTTCGCGCGGCCAGATGATCGTCAGCGTTGTCGTCGCCGTCGGCGGCTCCACCAAGTCCGCAAATCAGAAGGCGGATCAGATTGCTGCGCTATTCCCGATGGGGCGCCGCATCCCTGTTATCGGCGGCGAGATCGTCATCATGAAGCCCGCCGACATCCGTGAGGGCTATCCCCAGGACGCTGATTGGCGAACGCCCGTCTTCATCGACTACGAAGCATCCTAACCTGAAAGGATAAAGGCATGTCCACTTCCGACATTGGCCACAAAATTTATATGAAGGCGGGCGCGCCGACCGCGTTCACGAAGGCCGCCTACGAGACACTTTTCACGACCTCGCCGACTAAGATTGGCGGTGTCGTGTCGATCGGTCCTGTCGGTGGCACCAACGCTATTATCGACGTCCCGGATCTGGAGTCCGGCTGGGTGATGGCCGCAAAGGGCGCGAAGACTGGTTCAGTAACAGCAATCGCGCTTCGTGAGATCAAAGGTGACACCGGACAGGCAGCTATCAAGTCGGCGGCACAGGAGGGTGAACACAAGCTCTATTCATTCAAGATCGTGGAGCCGACAGCATCCGGTAGCGTCGAGTACATCACTGGCATCGCGTACGACTGGCAGCGCAATGAGCGTTCCACCACGAGCTACGCCGGCTTCACGTTCAGCATTCGCGCCAACTACGATAGCGTCGTCGTTGACGCCCCTTGAGGTGATCCATGGATTTCGCACAATTCGACAGCCGCAAGGCATCCGAGACACCCCGGGCGCTCCATCTCAAGCATCCGGGCACGGGCAAGCTGCTCTACGACGACGAGAAGCAGACGAAGCCATGTCGTGTGCTCGTTCTCGGCATCGAGGGCGAAACGGGCCAGAGCGCAATCCTCGAAAGCCAGCGCGCCCGCATGAAGCAGGAGCGCCCCGCCGGAGAGCCCGTCACCATCTCCAACGTCCACGACCAGATCGTGAAGGAGATCGCCGCGCTGATCGTCGGCTTCGAGAACGTGAACCGCGGAAGCAAGGCTGCGACGGCGCCGGCCGACGTCGAATGGTTCCTCAACCTGCAGATCGTCAACGGCAACCGGGCGCAGCTTTCCTTTGCCGAACAGGTCAGGACCTTCGCAACCGATCGGGCGGCGATCCTGGGGGAAGGGAGCGCCAGCTAGTCCTTGCCGCAGAGCAACTGGGCTGGCTGGCATCAACCGTCAAGAACGAGAGCAAGACGCGCGCGCAACACTTTATAGACGCCGGGCGGCCGCTTCCGCTGGTCGAGCTCGTCGGCGGCGATTATCTGCTCGAAGCGCTCCAGCAGCTTGGGCCGATCCGGAACACCGGTATGGGCCTGACGATCCCCGATTGGCACGAGCTGGCGGCATTCGCCACGGCTTGCGGTCTGGCGCTGGAACCGTGGGAATACCGCCTAATCCGCCGGATGTGCAGTGGGTATCTTCGGGAGTTCAACTCGGGCAAAGACCCGTTCTGCATCCCGCCGATTGAGCGCGAAGCCGAGACGTAGGCAACCGGGGCTCCCGAAAGAGCTCTTCGTTCTTTTATAGTGTCAGATAGCGTTGGAGAAGCTTGCTATGAGTTATTCAAGCTATACGTTTCAGCGTCTTGCCGCCTCGACCTTTCGACCAAAGCGTGCATCTTATGGCTCAAGAGTTACGAGGAGGAACAGCATGCTCGCAGGACAATTGCTTTCAATCGCGGAGGACATGATCGCCGACTATGACCGTCTGGAAGTCATCCCGACTCTACAGCGAGCCGTGGGCATCGCGGCGAACCGACCGAATCTTAGTGATAGCCAATACCGCGGTGAGGCCAGTCAACTACACGCGTTGGCCGAACGCATGCTCGAAACCACAATATTGAAAAGCTACCCGATCGAGTTAAGGCGATATTTGAGCCACAGCGGATACTCGCAGTCGCTGCCTGATGCTATTGCAAGAATGATAATTGTCGGTTTTGGCAACAGGCGAAAAGAGGCGGGCATGTCCTCTGCCGAACTCAACATGCATCTGGCGGAGGCTCAGCAATTCTACCAGAAAATGTTGAACTTAGTCGAAGCTTCCGAGTCTTTCGGCGTGAAAGCATATGCTGCGCCAGATGGCCTGGCGGCGCTTGAGGTCAGAATCCCAGATCTCGTATATGCGCGCTCCCTCAATGCTCTCCCCAGTAAAATTGAGCATGTAGACGACGTGCTATCCGTAATTGAGGAGCTCGTAAGCGGTTCAAGAACGGAGCATAAGCTTCTCTGGGCTTCCACGTCGGACCTTGTCGTTGCAATATCATTGGATTGGGCTGTAATAGTTGGTGCACTGCTCTGCTACGAGCGTCTGCTTGTCGTCGCCGAGAAGCACTTGAATATACTCAAGCTGGTGCGGGATCTTCGTAAAGCCAGCGGTGGGCGACATGAGGAAATCGCTAGGGATTTGAACAAGACAATAGAGGTCGCCCTTGAAGAAGCTGTCAAGGAAGTCGTACGCAAGCTCGGTAAGGACCGCGACAAGCCCAGACTGAACGAACTTGAGAACGAACTGAAGACCGTCTCGAATGCCTTGCTGCCTGACTTAAGCACGGGAATGCGGTTTGGCTTGGACCCTCGTGATCAACAGAGGGCGCTCCTAAACGCTGATGACGGAGCCGCCGCTGACGAAATGAACAAACAGCTCGAAGCAAGACGTGAAATGGAGATGAAGCTCGACGTTCAAGTGAGCTCATTTGCTGACGAGGATATCAAGCTGTTAACCGCCGGAGGCGCTGAGCCAGTCGACGAACTGCCGAAGGCACGCTGATTTGGACAAAAATAGATGGTCGCGGATAGGCGCTCTTCGGAGCGCCTTTTCTACTGGGCTGCGGGTTTGATCAGGCTTCGAACCGGGTCGAGGTAGCCACCAGCGCCAGCGTCCTTGAATTCCTGTTCGGTCACGTAGCCGTCGTTGATGCAAGTGGCGATGTAACCGCCTTTGTAGTCTTTCGTTTCGTTCTTTGAGAGGTCCCTTATCATTTGCTTGCAGGCAACTATAAGGGCTCGACGATCAGCGGCCGACTTGGCTGCTTCTTGTTCCTGGGATCTCCGGTACTCCGAGTAAGCAAAATATCCACCGCCGGCGATAACGACCACGCACGCGATCGCGATCAGTCCCTTGAGCCATCCATCCATGCCGTAATCCTCCTAGTTGCCGCGACGATACTGCGCGATTCCACCAAAGGTAAAGCTATGACCGATTTCGCTACGCTTGTACTCGCGGCCGATAGCCGTGGTCTAGTGACCGGAGAGCAGGCATTGGATAGGCTTGCAACGGCCGCGGAAAAGACCGAACGCAGGACGGCAAAATCTCTCGGGGACGTGGGCAAGGCTGCGGAACAGGTCGGGAAGCAGAGCGCCTATGCGACACAGAATTCGCGCATGATGGCTATGCAGCTGAGCCAAGTGGCGCAACAAGCCTCGGTAACGGGCAATTGGTTGCAAGCGCTGGCAATTCAGTTACCAGACCTAGCACTCGGTTTCGGACCAATTGGTATCGCGGCCGGCGCCGCCGCTGGCGCAGTCCTTGCATATTTTGCATCCTTCAACGATGGAGATGGTGCAAACCAGATATTGAAAGAGCAAGAGGAGCTGATCCGCCAGGTAGCCGATCGGTGGGGCGAAGCCGCGCCCGCTCTTCAGGCCTATATTGATACCTTGGATCGCGCTAAAACCGCCGCTGAGGACGCCGCTGCTCAACAGGTGTTCGCCGATGAACAATTTCGGTCAGCACGAGAAGCGCTCCCTGATCTGATCGTCGGGTTCGATGACCTCACCTCGAAATTGAGGTTGGCCGGCGAGGAGCAGGAAAACATTGGTGAGCTTGAAAGAGCATTCCAGGCGCTCCAAGAAGCGATAGAAAATAACAGCGACCCCACGGTTGAGCTGCGGAATCTCCAGACAGCCTTGGCAGAGGCCGCAAATTCGTCTGGCATACCCGCGATTGATGCCTTTACTAGCTCGCTCTACAGCTTTGGCAATGCGGCTCTCGCAGCGGCAGGCAATGTGGAAACGCTGGTCAAGCAGATGAGCGTTGCGCAAACGCTCTCCAGCATCCGTGGGCTCAACGCGCCGTTGGCTTACGAGAACCCGAACCTTCCTGATCCAAGCGTGGAAATCCCAACACCAGATCGCCGCCCGCTCATCGAGCTTGACGGCCTCCCCGGTGAATTCGGCAGGAGAGGTCGAAAAGGCGGAAGTGGTCGCCGAGGCGGAAAATCCGAAGCGGACATGTACGACGATATCGTGAAGTCTGCGGAGCGGCGCATCGCGAGCCTGCAAGCAGAACACGATGCTCTCGGCTTGACCGAGGAAGCCGCGAATCGGCTGATGTACCAAACGGACCTGCTCAATGACGCGCAACAGCGAGGCATCGACCTCACCGGCCCGCAGCGCGAGCAACTGACGACTCTAGCCGAAACCATGGCCCGCGTGGAGGAGGAAACCCGACAGGCCTCCGAGGCGATGGAGTTCCAGAAGGATGTCCTGCACGGCATCTTCGGCGATCTCCGCAACGCGCTCGACGACGGAAAGATCACATGGGAGGAGTTCGGCGATGTCGCTATGGGCGTACTGGATAAGGTCATCGACAAAATCGAAGACGACCTTGTTGACGCCATGGTGAACCTGAACAGCGGCTCGGCCGGCGGCGGTTTCCTGAGCGGCCTCTTCAGTCTATTTGGCGGCGGTGGCGGAGCGTCTGCTGATCCTTGGGCCGGCATGCGCGTCACATCCTTCGATGGCGGCGGCTACACTGGCAAGCGCTCGCGTTCCGGCGGCATGGACGGGAAGGGCGGTTTCATGGCCCTCCTGCACCCCGACGAGACTATCATCGACCACACGAAGGCTTCCGGTTCACCGAGCGCAGCGGGTGAGGGGCGGACGGTGATCGAGGTGAGGATGTCTTCCGATGTCGAGTCCCGCATCATGCAGAACACATCAAGGAACACCGTCGAAATCGTGAAGCAAAACAACAAGAACCGCCAAGAAGCTTATGTGAACGGTGACAATGCCTATGGCTAACCCGATCCTCCTTCCTACCATTCCATGGGCGCAGGTCAGTCTTCGCCCAATCAGCCCGGCTGACGTGAGCATGATGGAAGGCCGCCGCACGGAAATGGTGGCGAGCATGACGCCTTACTGGGTGGCGTCGTATTCGACGGGCTCGCTCCTACCGGTGCATTCCGGCCTTTTCGACGCGTTCGCGATGAAGGCCGATGCCCGCGGCGGGACGTTCCTCGCCTATGACCCATGGCGCCCCCGCCCGATCGCAATGAACACCGGCTCGCCGCTCTCCGGCACCAAAGCGGCGGGGGGAGCGTTCACGGGGCAGGCGGTGATTGATCAGATCATCAATTCTCGAAACATCCGCATCGCGGGTCTGCCAGCGGCGTTCAAGTTCTTGGCCGGCGACTACATCGAGTTCCGACTAAGCCTTCTGGTGCGGTCGCTCCATCTTATCGTAGAAAATGCGACAGCCACCTCGGGCGGCATCGCCACGGTCAATATCATGTTCCCGCTGGACACCCAGAACTTTACGGCTTCGGCGACGGTGCACCTCGAAAAGCCGTCCGCCGTCATGATGATCGACCCTGGTAGCGTCTCGGCGCCGAAATCGCTCGGGAACCGTGAGGCTTCCTTCACCGCTACCGAGGTGTTCTTCTCATGAGCGCGCTCGATCCTGACGTCGAAGCCCTTATTGACGCCGGCCGGCTGGTCCGCCTCGACCTGATCCGCTTCGACCTACCCGGCAAGTCGGTCGGCTATCACCGTGGCGGTCGTCCCTACACGCACAATGGCCTCGTCTATCTGCCGAACCGGTTCCTCGAAATGGGGAGCATGACGAGCGCCGTAGGCGTGGCCGTCACCACCCGCACGATCGTATTCTCGAATATCCCGGTCGAAAACCCTGAAGACGCCGTTTCGCAAATCGAGAGCTACAACTACCAGAACGCGCCCGTGATCGTCGCTCATCTGGCCGGCGTGCCGGAGACGAATGAGGTCGTCGGCATCCTTGCGTCCTCGATCTACGAGATTGATCAGGTGCGTTTCAATGAAGGCGCTGTCACTGGCGCCGAACGATCGCTTACCCTGTCGATCGACCTCCAGCCACCCGGCCGCTCGGCGCGGGGCTCCACCGGTGTGAAGCGAAGCCTTGCCGAGCAGAAATTCGATAACGACCCGGACGATACCGGCCTCGAATACGTCGCCACCAACGCCACGATCCCCGAGGAATGGGGCCAGGTGAGAAGGTAATCCTTCCATGAACCGTTTCCGAAAAGTCGAGGCTACGCTGACCGCGGAGCTGGCGAAGCCGTATGCCTATGGCAACCCGGCGCAGTCCGATTGCTTCTTCATGGGGCTGGCGCTGGTCGACGCGCTAGAGGGTACTCAGGGCGCCCGGAAATATGCCGGCAGCTACAAGACCCTTGCGGGTGCGCAGCGAGCGCTTCGTCGCCGTGGGCACGCTTCCCTCGTCTCCTTCTTCGCCGCTGAACTGGACCGGCCGCCGCGAGGCGGTGCGGAAGCGCGCTTCGGCGATCTCGTCATTCTGCGGCTCGCCGACGGCGCCGAACATGTCGGCGTGTGCCTGGGCACGCGTTTCCGCACCAAGACCCCTGACGGCGCGCGGGATTACCCGCTCGACACCGTCGTCGCAGCCTTTCACATCGGGTAACCCTGCATGGCGTTTTTCAGCTTCCTCGCCACGGCCATTTCCGGCGCGCTTTTTGCTGGCTCCACGCTGGCGGCGTCCGTCATTGCCGGGGGCCTTGCGTTCGCCGCCAGGATCGGCCTGTCATACCTCAATCGGCCGAAGAAGCGCGCCTATTCCGCTGTCCAGGGAGAAACTCAGTTCGGCGGCGATATCCCGGTCAGCACGATTTTCGGGACGGCCAAGACGAAGGGCCAGCGGACGTTCTACGGCAAGTGGGGCAAGGGCAACAAATTCAATGCCGAGGTCTTCCTTCTCGCGAATGGCTGGTGCGACGGGCTGGAGCCATACGTCTATTTCTACGGTCAGAAGTTCACGCTGGTCGAACGGGAAATCATCGGCAACGAGGTAGCGCACTATGGCGTCGAGGGCTTTCTTGCCGGTGGCGACCACCTGTTCTCGATCCGCTTCTACGACGGCCGCCCTGGTCAACCCGTCGATCAGAAGCTTGTCGACGATACCGCGGACCTCGGGCAGACGTGGAAGAGCACGAGCGTCAATGCAGGCATCGCCTATGTCATTGTCGAGCGGCTTTACAACGGCGACAAGTTCGACAAGGGCAAGCCGGATATTGAATTCGTTCTTCGCGGCCTTCGTGAATATGACCCGCGCAAGGATTCCTCCATCGCGGGAGGATCGGGGCCGCAGCGCCTTGATGATCCCGCGACCTGGGTGCACACGCTCAACCCGGCGGTTCACCGCTTCAATTATCAACTCGGTCTGCGCGCGCAGATCTCGGGCCGCACCCTGATCGGTGAAGGCAAGAGCATCGGGCAAATCGACCTTGCCACCTATTTTGTGGCGATGAACGTCTGCGACACGCTGCGCACTGACGACAAGCGGACCTATCAGTGTTCGCTCATCGTCGGCGGCGAAGATGACCACACGGAAATCCTGCGCGAGTTCGATGATGCCATGGCTGGCTACGGCCTGAACCGGCGTGGCTTGTCGGGCATCATTGCAGGTGCGCCGCAGATCCCGGTGATGGAAATCAATGAAGACGATATTCCATCCGATCGCGCAAAAGAGGTGCAGTACCGAAAGTCCGCCTTCGACCGGTATAACCACATGTCGGGCCAGTTCACGTCGATCGAAGCGATGTGGAACCCCGAAAGCCTGAAGCCGATCTACGTCAACCTCGATGTCGCCGAGGACGGTCGCATCCGTCAGGTCAGCAACGACTTCCTGCAGGTCACCGACGCTGACATCGCGCAGTACCTGTTGAGCATCCGCTACCGCCAGAACCGCAAGGGTGGCACGGCGACGCTACCGGTCAGCCGTCGCGTCGGCATGAAGGTGCTGGAAGGCGAATGGGTCACCTGGCGCGGCAAGACGTGGATGATCTCGCAATGGTCGCTCGACGAGCGGTTCTGTGTGACGCTGAAGCTCTCGGAGACCGGCGCGGATATCTACGATGACGAAGACATCGAGCCCGGCCCGATCGTTATCCCGCCGACGGTCCCGCTCAACCCGTCGCTGCTCTCTACCGTCCAGAATTTCGGCGTCCAGGTCGGATCGCTGACCGGCGCAGACGGTACGGAATACCCGACGCTGCGGTTCACCTGGACGCCGCCGGAGGATCCGTCGATCATTTCGGTACGCTTCGAGTATTTCGATGGCACTGACCCGACTGGCAAGACAATCCAGAAATGGCGGTGCGATGACCCGGAAAGCGGGGAGGACGAGACGGGAACGAATATCGTTCCGGGTTCTTCTTACTCAGCGCGTGCCACTATCGTTACACGACCAGATCGGCTGAAAACATGGACGCCGTGGAAAACGACAGCCGCCACTACGATACCGGTCTATCTGCCGGGTATGATCGAGGAAATACAACAGAGCCTTAACCAGTTCCATGAATGGCTGGGCTCCGGTACGCGTGACCTCATTCTTCAGCTTCGCAAGAACGTGCTGCTGGATATCGATGTCGATGTGACGAACTATACCGATATCCAGCGGGTCCGGCAGGAAGTAACCTCGACGGCGCAAGGCGTATCCGCAAAGGCCACGGCCGAGCTGCTGGCGGCGACCGGTCCCGGATCGGCCCTTGCGCAAAGCATCACGGCGCTGGAGGCAACGGTCAACAATCCCACCGGAGGCGTGCTTGCCACCTCCAAGGCGTTGAACGTTCTGACGACGCGGGTCGCGACGGCAGAGGGAAACATCAGTGCCGTCGCGCAAAGTGTTACGGCGCTCTCGGCGGTCGTGGACGGCAAGGCCAGCACGAGCGCGCTCAATGCGCTTACGACCCGCGTCACCACGACCGAGGGGAACATCAGTGCGGTATCGCAGGACCTGACAAACCTCGGCGTCGTCGTCAACGGCAAGGCCAGCACCACGGCGCTCAGTGCCCTTACGACGCGTGTCACCACGGCCGAAGGCAGGATCGATAGCGTCTCGCAGGATCTCACGGATCTCGGCGTCGTCGTTAACGGGAAAGCAAGCTCCACGGCTCTCGGCGCCCTGACCACCCGCGTCACGACGGCCGAAGGCAAGATCACTGCCAACTCGGACGCCCTGACGGCGCTCGATTCGACGGTCGGCAAGTTTTCGGCTTCCGGCAAGTTTCGCGTTTCGACGGAAGCGACGCCGGCCGGGGCAACTGCGCGCATCGGTCTTTCGGTCTCCGCAACAAACGGTGGCACGACGGCCACCGCCGCCTTGTTTCTCGACGCGCTGAGTGACGGCACGAGCCGCTGCATCATCCAGGCCGCCAAGTTCGCGGTGGTCAACGGCTCGTCGGTGGTCAATCCCTTCATCGTATCGGGCGGCATCGTGCGCATGAACATTGCCCATATCGGTGCGATCACTGCCGGCACGCTCGAAGGTGGGAACGGCAAGATGAAGATCGACCTCGATGCCGGCACGTTCGAGGTCTGGTCATGACGCGGACCCTTATTGGCCTCGACAGCAGTGGCGTCGGCTGCATCAAGATCACGAAGGGAAACTATGATCCCAAAACCACCAGCGACGTGTTGCGCGAGCGGTTTTTCTTTAATTCGAAGTGGCCGGACATTGTTGCCCAGCCAAACGTAGAACTGGCGGCCTTCGTCACCGGGACCTCGTACACGCTCCAGCCCACCGGCAGCTCGGCCGCGACGGCAACGAGAATTCGGTGTGCGGAAGGTACCGGCGTCAATCGGTACCATTTTCGGTTAAGCCGGTTCCCCGCCGTTCGATACACAATGCCTATGATTGACGTGAAGTACAGGGCGTCGAATGGACGGTTCAAGCAGGGGAGTTACGTCGAGCGACGCCGGGGCTATTCGAACTCGTTCGGCGTCATGGGCGGGTACATATCCTTCTACTACAAGGACGTCGGCACGTGGTTCCAGAACTACGACGACGACATCGTTTGGCCGACAATCGGTCGTTTCACGCTTGCCTCCGGATGCCGCATCGATGTGTCCGATGATACCGACGCCTTTATTGTCGTCTGGAATCTGCCGGGGAATAACAACGCGCTCGACGGCCCGACATCGTCGCCTTCGCCGGCTGGAAAGAAGACCGTGGAGATCACGGCAACGCAATGCCGCGTCGTCAAGCCGGGATACGACGTTACGTCGGCAACACCCGCCCAACTCGCCTTCGACGCGAACGGTCTGCCGTTGAACGTTATTGCGGCGTCCGACATCGCCGTTCCCAACGGGACAACGACGTTTGATACGGGCATCACGCTACCGGCCAACACCGTCGCGGAGGTGCAGTTTTACACGGGTTCAAGTATCGCCTATCCGGGCACGCCCCGTAACGAGGGCAATCAGAGCATCGAATACGCCTTCAGCGGTTCAAGCATCGTCTTCTATAACGGCGGAACCGCCGTCCGCGCCCGCTTCATAATATTTGCGGCCGAAACGACCGGCCCGTCTTCCGGCTCCAACAAGGTACTGCGCCAGTTTACGGCGGACGGCGAAAACGTTGTCCAGTTGCTCCGCCCCGGTTCTGCCGAACCTCCGCGCTTCAGCGACATCGTTGTCGACAGCCGCCGTCCGGTCATCCAGATCCTGGCATCGGGCTATATCAACCTGACATCCACCGGAGACGGAGCAGCAAGCTCCATCGCCTACGACGCAACCGGCTTTTTCCCCCTTCTGAAGTTCACGACGGTCCACGGCGGCGGCTCGGAAGGCAGCCAGTACAGCTATACCGCAGCAGTGCGCGCGCCGCGCGTCAGCCGTCTCCTTCCCCAAATCGTGTCGGGGCAGAACCAGAACGCCGGAGACAGCGCCCACTGCATCTACAACGACACCGGGGCGACCTTCTACACCAACCGGGGCAAGCCCATCGACCGCTATTACAACAGCCTGGAAGTCATGCAGTACGTCTACGATCCGACGCCGTATGTGGGCATCCGCTGGCACCTTCTCGGCATCCCCACCTCATAGGAGTTTTCAATGGAAGAGATTTCGATCTCCGCACAAGTCCATGTTGCGCAAGCGCAGGCCCTGGAGGCCTGGTTGCGCGGGCGCATCCTCATTCAGGGGCAGGCCATTGCGGATCTTCAGGCGGATATCGCCGCGAAGGACGAGCTTCTGAAAACCATCCAGGAGGAAACGGCGGAACGCATGCGGGCGCTGGTCGCGTCGCAGGAGGAGGAGCTGCTGTCCGTGAAGGAAGAGGCGGTTGCCCGGGTGCGGGATCTTCAGCGCCGGCTTGACGCATTGCAATCGGCTGGAGGCGCGGAATGATCTTCGACGCCTATTACAACGTCGGCACGATAAGCGTCACGGCCGGGTCAAAGGCCGCTGTCGGCGCCGGCACCTTCTGGAGCGGCAACGTAAAGCCCGGCGATATCATCTGGGTGGCGGGTGTTTCGTGCCGCGTGGAAGCTGTTGCCGACAACACGCACCTCACCTTCGCCCGGCCGTGGCCCGGCGCGACCGCTGCCGGCACGTATTATGAAGTCTGGATCGTTGATGACGCTATCGGATTTCAGCAGGGTCTCAAGCAGCTCCTCACCAAGCTGGCGGGCGGGAACCTCGATGCGTTCGCCGGGCTCGTTGGCGCCCCCGACAAGATGCCCTATTTCACCGGGTCTGGCACCATCGACCTCGCCGCCGTCACGGCGGCGGCGCGCTCCCTTCTCGATGACCCGACCGCAGCGGAAATGCGCAAGACGCTGGGGCTCGGAACGACAGATCAACCCCAGTTCGCTATGCTCTCTTCGGTCGGCGCCGCCGCCGTCGCGGCGGTGTTTGAACGAACGGGGGCGCCGACCAATTCATCGACCGAGTTCAAGACGACGACCGGGTCGGTGTTTGCGGGCTATGGTGCTGCCGGAACCTTCGCCATCAATGGCTCAGCAAATCTTGCCGTCTCTCCATGGCTGGCGAGTTCGGCGGATGGGCTTGATGTGAACGGTTCGCGCGTGATTACCCGCGCCAATGCCGTGGGCACCGTTGGTCAGGCATCCGGGGTGCCGACCGGCGGGCTCATCGAGCGCGGCAGCAATGCCAACGGGGATTATGCTCGGTTTGCCGATGGCGCGCAGATTTGCACCAGCCCCGCCATCTACGTCGGGCCGACAACAAACATTGCGGGTCAGATATTCGACAACGGCGCTAACGTCGCCTGGAACTTTCCGGCGGCGTTCGCCACGGCACCCAACTGGGCCGGGTTCAGTCGGCGCATGGCTGGAAGCGGAGTTGGTTGGATTGGCAATCTAAACCCCGGCGTATCGGGCAGTACCTGCCAGTTTCGCTTGTTGTCCTCTCACAATACGCATGAAGCCAACTGCTTTTTGATCGCTATCGGTAGGTGGTTCTGATGCAGATTTCCTTTTCTCCGCAACGCCGCGACGACACGCTCATCGTCAACCGGGTTGACGATGTTCTTACCAGCAATGGGGAAGCGTTCGACTTCTCAAGTCTGCCGGACGGGGCGACCATTCCAGAGGGTTGCGTGCCATGCGAATGGATCGTCGGGCCGGTCGAGAGGATCGGCGGGGCCATACATTTGACGCTGATCCTGCCGCATGGCGCCAACCCGTCCCACTCCGTCGCCCATCCCGCACCGCTCATCGATCCGCCGGACGGTCTGCTTGCGCTGCCGTCTGATGCGCCGGCCGTGGAGGAGTCAGACAATGTGGACGCCTGACCCCTCGAAGATTATCACCGCCGAGGATAAGGCCGAAACGGCGCGCGAAGAGCGGCGGGCGGCCATCACTGTCGAGCGGGATCGTCGGCTTGTCGCCGGGTTCGATTTCGCCGGCCATCGGTTCCAGTCGCGGGCAGAGGATCGCGAAAACATTGCCGGCGCATCGACGGCGGCCTTTGCCGCCATGGTCGGGGGCGCGGTCGAGGGCGACTTTCGCTGGCACGGCGGCGAAACGGATTTCGCGTGGATCGCGGCCGACAATACGCTGGTGCCGATGGATGCGCAGACGACGTTCGCCCTCGGCCGGGCAGCTATGGCGCACAAGCAGTGCCTGATCTTCGCGGCCCGCGCCCTCAAGGACATGGAGACGATCCCCGCGGATTTCGTGGTCGATCAGTATTGGAGCTTGCCGGCCGGCGAATGATCGGGAGGCCGAGGCATAAATACTCGCAACAGGCCGGTCGGTTCGGCCCCTCTTTCACGAAGCACACCCCATAACCACGACCCTGCAGGTGCTGGAGCACTTGATAGTGCTCGTCGGGTTGGAGGTTTGACGCGACCTTAGACGCCGAAAAGCAGCCAAGGCGGAAAGCCAATTACGATAGCTGCTGCGACAATCAGCGCGCCGGCCGCAATCAAAGTGTTGTCTCGCTCAATCTGGTCCCGTGACTTGTTATTCATGGCCGCCTCGCTGGCTGGGTTATCGAGCACAAAAACTCCAGCAAGGCCGGTTGGTTCCAGCCCACCTCAGCCGCGTAGCGGCATCACCAGCAACTAAAACCTTCTTCATCAAGGAAATAGATCATGGCAAACCGCAAGCGCACCACGCTTGGGGTCGTGCACGTCACTGCCACGCCTCCGGGCTGGGATAAGGGCGCTGCCGGCATCCGGGCAATCCACAAGGCTCAAGGCTGGTCCGACATCGGCTATAACGAGATCATCAATCCGAACGGCACCCCCGAGATGGGGCGGGGGAAGATGGCGATCGGCGCGCATGTCGCCGGCTTCAACTCGATCTCCTATGGCATTTCGATGGTCGGCGGCGTCAACGCCTCCGGTAAGCCGGATTTCAACACGATCCGTGATGCGCAACTCGCCACGCTGTTCAAGCGCATGAAGGATCTTACCGCGGACTTCGCCGATATTAAGTGGTGCGGCCACCGCGACCTGTCGCCGGACCAGAACGGCAATGGCGTGATCGAGCCCTTCGAACACATGAAGGCCTGCCCCTGCTTCGATGTCATTCCTTGGGCGGCGGAACACGGCCTGCCGGTTGCGGACATCAAGGGCAGTTGGGAGCCGATCACGCTGGAGCCGGCGAGCGCTCCGGTGCTGGAAGGGCCGGATACCCGCGTTGCTTACCTTCAACGCCTCCTTACACGCGGCGGCTATGTGCTCGGCCCGATCGACGGCATCGCCGGCAAGAAGACCATGGCCGCCGTCAAAGCTTTCCAACTCGCCTCCGGGCTCGATCAATCCGGCGAGTTGGATGCGCCGACGGTCGCACGCCTGCGGGCCATCTTCGAAACCAAGGCTGCGGCCTGAAACCTGAAAAGGAAATGAGCATGGAAAAGATTTCGAAAGCAATCGCCGCAGCTGCCGGCGGCGCTGCAACCGGCACTATCGGCCTGCCGTTCATGCCGGAGGGCACGCCCTGGTACGGCTATCTCGCGCTTTATGCCATCACAGTCGGTCTGCCGGCCGTGCTCACGTATCTGGCGCCGAAGAACGCCAACTGAACTTCTCAGGAAGAGCGGATGACCGAGGAGAAGACCATGGGCATTACCCGTGCAAGAACGCTGGAATGGAATTTGAACACGGTCATCCAGCTCATCACTCTTGTCGGCATGTGCGTCGGCGGCGTGACGATCTGGGTCGACAAGAGCCGCGACATCGAGGATTTGCAAACTTGGCGCACCGGTCACGAGCAGCTTCACAAGGAACGTCTTGTCGAGGTGAAAGCGGGGGAGGCGCGCTCTGAAGAGCGGTTTCGCAGCTTGGAAGCCGATACGCGCAAGGCCGTCTCCCAGATCGAAAACCTTGCGTACCGCGTCACCGTTACCGAGCAATCGACGACGTCGACCGCCACTGCCATTCGTGAGCTTCAGAATCTCGTGAGCCAACAGGCGGGCGACATCAAGGTGGTGCGCGAGATCCTTCAACGCATTGAGGCTGGGCAACGTAGCGGGATCGAACGCAAGTAGCTGCCTCACACCCAAAGGGAAGCGCCGCCCGGAAGCGCCGGGCGGCGCTTTTTTTGGTTTCAGAGTGCACCGAATTGGCTAGAAGTCTTTGATTTTCGAAACCTCGCCCAAGTGGGCCCGCCTGCGCTTAACCGCATCCATCAAGAGAGCGGGAATGGATGCGTCGTGCGTTTCGACCTGGCGATAGGATGCGTCAACATAAAACTTCAGGATGCCTTCCATTTCAGCGATCTCGCGTTTAACCGCCTCCTCATCGCTGCGTCCCTCATAGATCAAGACTACATGAGTGCGCGTCACATCGGCGTAAGGAAGCCTTGCTGTGTAGGAATTTGGCTGTAACTTGAAAAGGAGTTGCTGGCCCTTGTAGGGGAACGCTTTCGTCACTCGAATACCTGCCACCTTAATGCGACCGCCACGAAATTGGTCCGCCACTTCAACTTGAGCTTCAGCGACGTTGCGAACCGGATCATCAAAGTTGACCTCGATGGCGCCGACGCGCGCCCCTGGCAATAGGTCAGCGACGATTTCTTCGTCAGACTTAGCCAGGTCGCCTTCGCCCAACTTCTTGCGGACATATGCTTCAATTTCTTGGGTCTCGCCGCGAAGGTAGTGGCTGAGATCCCCATCGTGAAACAAGGGTTGACCTTTCATCATGTAACTATTCCTTTAACGATTTAAATCGACCTCTCGCGCGTTGCGCAGTTCCTGGTTCCCCGGCGAAAGGTCAGTTCAGATGAAATCCACCTTGGATAAGGTGCCAAGTTAAGCAACTTTCGGCTTCGGCAGAAGTTTTGGAAGGTATTGAAGCGCAGCGTTGTCCCGCCCTCGGAAATACTCGACAGCCTTGTTTGGAAGCCACTCCTCGCGGAAATGTCGTCTCCAGTCAGCAAGTAAGGCTTCTGGGTATGCCTTAGCCTGCACTCGCCTACCGTCTTCATAGGCGTGCACATATTTAGGAAGGGCGTCTGTATCCACGCCCTTAGACCGCAGCCACTTGCAGAACATAAGGCCATGGGAAATGTCCGGCACCAAGTGTTCCGGTAGAGTATATCCTTGGTTCTCCATCGGCGCGATGAGCGCAATGCTCAATTCAGAAAGAATCGAGAAATGGCCAATGGGAACGTTGGCTTGGTTTGCGACGTACCTGCGCAGATGATAGGGCATTTCCGGCGCTCGGGGTCTGGCCGCCCCTGACATCCAGTCGAAGACCCACCTGCTAACCTTTACCGCAAACGCACCAGAAAGCCATTGGGCGAGATTAATGGCTACCTGCGGGTGGACCCAGGTTCCTTGGAACCGCACATCTCCGCCTTTAAAAGACTGCACAAGTACCGAAACCGGAATTCCGGTTTCGGTAGATAACGAGCCCAGAAATGACTTTGTTGCGCTCAGTACGACATAATCGTTCCATCGCTTGCCAGACGCCTGACACAGTGAGGTGGCGTTTATGTACCCATCGGCAGGCCGCTGATAGATAAGGGTCCCCGATTCCTGATGAGGAATAAGATCAAAATGCTGCTGCATAAGACATAAACCTTTCTTTATGTCGTTATGCGGAGGCGCTAGACTCTTGACACCAGAAAATTAATGCCTAGATGAATGTCATGTGATCACATAGCCTGCCGCAAGGTTGGTACTTCAGGCCCGGACGGTGCTCCAACACCTTCCGGGCCGCTCTGTTTTTGGCTCGCAAATGCAAGCCATCCTCCTAGATGGGCTATGAGCAGTTTTCATTCAAGTCTTAACTTAAGCAATTTTAAGTAGCGCGCGGGTTAATGTCCCACGCTTTCATGGATGCCAGATCGCGGCATAGGTGCTACGCTTTCCACTGCGCTTGGACAACGCCATCGAGGGCTTTTATAGCTCGGCCAAGAGCTCGATAATTTACCCTCTTCTTCCCGGTCCATGACGCCTTTCTGAAGTAGGTTTTCGTCCGGGCTGCCTCGTCGAGGTCAACCATAGTTGTTCGCCGCGTCCTTTGCTTCACCACCATCCCATTGACATCCCGAAGTAGATTACCGCGCCGGCCGGCAGGCGTATGATGCTTTGTGCAACAGGGTGGAATAGAGCGCACACTGCGGCAGTCTACCCGTAGATCACCAATATCTGATCAATGATCAGCGGTGATGGTATCCAGTCCAGGAATTCAAAAAGCTCGTCAGTCGCGAACGAGGCCCAATAAGGCTCATAGCCAGGCTCAAGGTCTGGGACGGTTCTCCAGCGGATAATGTCCATCTCACCTTCGTCGTTTCGGGCGGCGATAGGTGTGCCATCGCGAGGCGCCGTCGGGGCGAGGTAAATCACTGGCGCCGTCCGAAATGCCTCGCTGAGATCCGGGTACCCGCTCATCAATAACCTCCCGTCCGAATAAACACGTCTGCCTCTTCGGCTGCCTTCAGGAACGCCCCTCGCGCATCGTCGGGCGTCTCTCTTCCCTCCATAGCCGCCAGACACGTTCTCAGGGCCGCCTCATAGGCCTCGCCGGTATCGACCGGCCATCTCTCCATCAACGCTCTTGCTGCTTCAGCAGTGCTGGTTACGGTCCAGTACTTCCCGAGCCTGTTGGTTTCGAACGTGATCGGCTCTTCCCAGCTACTGTCGTCCATTCCATCCTCCTACGCAGAAAAGAACCCCGCTCAGGGCGGGGTTAGAGGTTTGGCCAAGCGCATCGAGATAATTGCGGTCTGCTCAGGTTTGTTCCTTGGCTCCACTTGCGTTTAGGGTGGCGTTCTCCCCTTGTTGTTTATTGCCCCAAAGGCCTAAGTTGAGCCAACTGAAAAGGTGGACGCTTTGGAAGACCGGCGAGAACGGAAGTGGTATTGGGTCCTGTGGGGGATATTGATTGGCCTCCTGGTGCCTTTCTTCTTGATGGGCGTGTATCTCTTGAGCACCGAGCCGTTGTGCCTTCCAACGGACGAAATGTGCTTTCGGGATTGGGTTGGGGCCTCTAGCGGTTGGTTCGCCGGGGGCACAGCCATTGCGGCGCTCTGGCCGATCGTCGCTCAACTGAGGGAGTTGAGAAGGCAGACAGCTTTCATAGTCGGCGACGAGCCTCCCACGATCGAATCTCAGCGACGTGCGCGGAATGGCAGCGGTCCCGGATTTCGTATCGTAAACTGGAACCGCCGAACCTTCCTCATCGACCGAATTGATCTGGCGTGCTCGATCGAATACCCCCGCCCTCGTTTCGTCGTTAGGTATGAAATCGAGAAGCCAGAGAATGTTGTAGGTTCGGTTTACCTTTTGAGCGAGGATGGCACTCTGGGCGGTATCCCAAAGGTTTCTGGCTGGATTGACCGTCAGGATCGACCGTTTGTTCTGGATTTTGAGTTCAGGTGGACGAATCGTGACGAAGAAACCCCGCTTTCCGGAAGCTATCCGGGGATGATAGCAGTACGAGTGTTTGGGCGTTTTCCCGGAGCCCGGCATAAAACCGTTATAGAGACCAGCATCCCGCTGGACGATTTTGTTCATCAGTAGACTAGCTGTCATCCTCGGAGCCCGTTCGCGCCGGTGGCGGCGATGCCTTGTTGCGCGATCTGTCGGCAAGTAGCAATTTGGCCGAAATCACTCGGGGCGCGAACATGAGAGAAAATTTGAGGGCGTTTTTTTGGGGCATTGCGATTAGCGTCGCAGTCACTTTTACCGTGCACCTCGCTAAGGTGGGCGCGGTCAGCAAAGATGGCCGGGCAACGAGCTATGTTGCGGGCATTGTGTACGACTACCAAAGCCTTCTCACGGGCATTCTCGCGATAATAGCGGCTTACATTACCGTCGGAGAAATGCGACGCGCGGACGAAGAAAGCGACCGACGGCACGATGAATTGATGCGCGTCCAGCTGCGAAACGATGGTCTGATTATCGACCGTGCATTCTTCGCAATCATGCCGGCCTTGAAGGATTTGCAGGAAGCGCTTCATTTCGAACAGCCCCTGGTTATTCGGAGCGAAGCTACTTTTTACGCTGACGTATCGACCTACCGCGATACTGCAAATGGCATCTCTCTTTTGAGTGATCGCGCGGCAGATTGCTTTAAAGACGCGGCATGGACTGACGCTGCCCATCTTTTCGGGGGCGCATTTTCCTCTCAAGCTAAAGCCACTCTCGCTCAGCTCTATAGGTTGAGAGACATCGCGTCGCTTACCAGCGGCACGATTGAACCTGACGACGAGACGGTAAGAAATTATCTCCGAGGCGAGCAGAGATTTCGTTCCGAGGAAGTTAAGCGCATCGAACGTGTAAAGAGACTTCCTACGGAAATCGAAAATTGCAAAGTGCAGATTGCGATGTTGACGAGAGACGTTCAATTCTTGTCGAGAAACTATAGGCTCGACTGGTGAGTAACCGGAAACCTTGGGAAGTGCCCTAGCCATGGTCGCCCCCCTTTGTGCCTATGGTGGAGCCCTGCGCCGCGTACTTGGCGCGCTCTTTGGTCTTGCGACGATCCAGCTCGAACACATTCTCGACATTATCAAGGTCGCCATTCGGCCTCTCGCACATCCATAGACCGTCGAGCAGCCGCATACTGACGATAGGCCCATCTTGAATGAGGACGTCCCAAGCCTCTCTTGCGGAGACGCAGTTAGCCGGAGGGCGCGAGTGGTAGAACTTGTGGGATGTTCGGAAGACACCGTACGTCATGAAATCAATCCCACTCGAAATAGACATCGGTTTTGATGCAGAAGCTCGGCGCGTTGACGTTTTTGAAACCACGTCGTTCAAGTTCGCTCGCTATGCGATGACGAAAACTGTCGTCATCGTAGATGCGCATGTACGCGCCGTTGCCTTGACGGTTGTTCCGGACCGCATAAGCGATCCGGTCGTCTAACTCATCCTCATTACCCTTACGGGCGTCATCGGCCGTGAACATTTTCCACCCCCATCTCTTGACGCGCGCAGGCCGAAAGGAATTTCGCCTGACGCTGGTATTCGCGGGCGTCGTCAAGCCATGACTCGTACTCTTGCCACGGCATAGAAACGTCCAGCTTCTCCGAACACAGCATCGCGAAGTTCGTCGCCTGAGCAGCTTTCAACTGGAGCATGGCTACCTTTTGCACGTTCATCTTGCTCTCCAATCAAGGATTGATAATCTACGTTGCGTAGATTAATATTTACGACATGTTGATTATTAACGCAAGAGGCAAATCTACGTGACGTTGATCGATTGCGAGACCCGCGAATCTCGGCTACCCATCCTCCCCATGGATGGAAAGCCGTGGCAGTTGAGAGCGAAGAAAGCTGGGTTAAGCCAGAAGCTGCTTGCCGTTCTGACAGGGCAGGCGGAGAACACGGTCTCGCGTCAGCTCGGGGAGAAGTTCGACGGCGGCGTGCCGAAGCACGTCAAGGCCGTGATCTGGGCATGGGAGCACCTCGCGCAAAAGGAGCGCGAGGCAATGGTCGCTGCGGCTGAGAAGAGCTATGAAGAGGCAGACCAGCCCAAGGACGACTAGCCCTCAGCCTACCACCCCATAAAGACGCTAAGAGCCAACCAAGCAGCCGCACCATTCAGGGCGGCGGCTGCGAAAAGCGACCAAATCGACGGGCGGGAGACGGCGAGAAGGGCGGAAACAACCGCAAGGGCTGAGACGGCGTAAATCACAGCGAATTGACGATCGGCTCTGGCCGGCCTTGGAAGGTGGCCTTGTTCACTTCACGGCTCACCCGATGCATTTGCATCTGAGCGTCAAGGTGATGCGCCAAAATGCCGATGAGGTTTTCAACTGGCGTGGCGGGATTTAGCCAGGCATCGAAAACGGCCGGGTCCAGAATGATCGGCATTCTATCGTGGATTTTGCTGATGGGAGCGACTGCCGGCCCCGTGATGATCGTGCAGCTCGTGATCGGTGTTTCCATTCTGGTGTTGTGCGCCCACAGACCAGCGAAGGCGTAGGGCGCGCCGCCAGGCATCTGGATCAGCCACGGGTCTTTCCCGCCGTCATCGGCCTTTGTCCATTCATAAAAGCCGTCGGCGGGGATAAGACAGCGGCGCGCCTTGAACGCGTCGCGAAATCCTGCAGTTGTCGCCACTGTTTCGATGCGCGCGTTGAACATCGCCGCCTTGGACGCTTCCTTGGCCCAGTGCGGGATCAGCCACCAGCGACCGTCGTCAACGACTTGGTTGCCGTCCTTATCGAGCCGGATGAAGGGCACCGTTTGCGTCGGGGCGATATTGAACCGCGCCTCGGTATTCCGGGTCTTCATGTTTTCCGTAAGACGGTAGAGCGCGACTAGTTCGCGCCATGGCAGCATCTGCGTGAAGCGTCCGCACATAGTTCCTCGCCTAAAGCTTGATCTTGCGGATGGAGGCAGCCGTTCGCTCGTTGCATTGCATGGCTAGTACGTGATGGTCCGCCAAGGAGGCGATGGCCACACAGGCCTCGCCTTCATCCCATCCTGCCTGAATAGCTTGCCAGATCAGCTTCTGAAACGCGTCCTCGAGCTCCTGCTCACAGAGCAAAAACCGGTCCTCGTTGCGTTCGTCAGATCGTGGTCCCCGAATTTTCAT